CTATAATAATTAAGCTGATTTGAAACAGTCCGGTTCGACCGGGTGTAGCGCAGTTTGGTAGCGCGCTTGAATGGGGTTCAAGAGGCCGTGAGTTCGATTCTCGCCACTCGGACCATTTGCTTCTCAGTCGAACAGTCTTCGGGCTGGCTCGACTGGGGAGCTTTTTTCATTTTTCCACAATCTTCCTCGGAAATGTTGAAATAGATGGTCAGTTCCGTGCGGCTCACCTCGATCTTGCTCACGAAGGTGTCGATGAGACGGCGGCGGTATGCCTTGGTCTCCTCGGCGGGGGCGATGAGGAACTGTTCCAGCAGGTACAGAACTTCTTCTTTGGAGAAGACCGGGAACTTCGGCTCAGATTCCAACGACGAAAGCTGGTAAGAAAGCGTGTCGGCCCGCTGTTCCAGCTCGGCAAGACGGTTGGTCAGCATAGCCCCGGCGGCGCCGTTCTCCAAAGCGGACAGCAGATTCTTTGCCTTGCGCTGCACGTCAGCAAGCTCGTTCTGCAATGCTTCCTTCTCCGGGTTGGGCTGGTTCAGTTCGGCAGCCTGAGCCTCGATAACGCTGTTTGCGATACGCTCCATCACGTCCGGCCGCAACACGTCGTTACAGACGGTGCGGATCACCAGACCTTCCAGCTCGTCCTTCGGGATGTTCCGGCGGTGGCAGTCCTTGCACGGGCAGTTGTAGTAGAAGTACACCTCGCCGTTGCTGCTGTGGCCAGACACGCCCTTCATGGCAGTGCCGCACTCGCCGCAAAACAGTTTGCCGGACAGGATGTAATCCGCGCGGTCATTGCGCGGGGAACGGCTCTGGCGGTTACGAACAAACATCTTCTGCGCCCTCTCCCATAGATCGTCGTCAATGATGGCCGGTACTGCGCCCTCAATGCGCACGTTAAACTTGGGGCTGACATATACGCCCCGGTACACCTCATTCTGGATGATGCGCACCACGCTGGATTTATTGAACGGGTTGCCCCGGCTGGTGCACAAGCCCTGTTCATTCAGGTGCGCAACGATAGCAGAGGACGCAGCCCCGGCGGCGTACTGCTCAAAGATATACCGCACAGCGGAAGCCCCGGCGGGGTCGATGATATACTTCTTGTCCTTGTCCACGGTAAGGCCAAGGGGGCGGGAGCTGCCGATAGCCTTGCCCTTCAGGGCACTTTCCCGCATACCGCGCCGCACCTTCTCGGCCAGCTCGGCGGAGTAGTATTCGGCGAGGGATTCCATCAGACCTTCCACGATGATACCGCCGGAACCTTCGACGTTGGCTTCTGCGGCATAGAGCAGCTCCACACCGTTGTCGCGGAGCTTCTTTTTATAGACGATGCTGTCATACCGGGAACGGGCAATGCGGTCTGTTTTCCAGCAGATCACATAGTCGAACATCCCTTTCCCGGCATCGGCAATCATCTGCTGGAACTCTGGGCGGTCGTCGGTCTTGCCGGAGATATGTCGGTCAATGTATTCATGCAGGATGACCATGCCATGGATACGGGCGTAAGTTTCGCAGTCCCGGCGCTGGCCCTCAATGGACTGCTCCGTTTGATGGCTGCCGCCGCTGTAGCGGTAGTAGGCAACAAGCCGCTTGCCGCCGGTTGGTTGTTTCTTCATAGGGACACCACCTTTGCAGAAAGACGATGTGAAACTTTACATGGCATCGAATAGGTCAATTACTTCCTGGGGAAGGCCGTCGGTCTGCACAAGAACCATGCCATTGTGAGCATAAGCAGGGAATGAGCCAAAGTCTTCCATGGTAACGGCGCCGTCCTTTTCGGCAGTCAGATAAGCGTCGGACGACGGATCAAAAGTATACACTTCGATGTTATAGTCGGGCGTTTTGTATTTGTAGCCGTCTACGCCGCCGATAAGTTCAGCAGCCATACGAACCTTTTCCGTATAAGCAATGCCGTTCTCGGAAAGCGCGGCTTCAAAATCAGAAAATGAATCATTGGCCGGTGCAGAAGATGAAATGGCAACAGAAGAAGTAGGTTCCAAGGAATTGGATGCAGTGGACGAAGTGACGCTGGATGCAGGCACGGAACTGGAAGAACTACCACAAGCGGAAAGAAGGAGAACAGCGGCGCAGGAAACAGCAAAGACAGAAGTTTTTCTCATAAGATAATACCTCCATAGAATAATTTGTATACACGAAAAAGCCTACCGGGCCTGTCCCCCGGTGGGCTTTTTCTTTTTGCGTGGAATTACTGGTGATCTTTCAGCCACTCAGAAGCGGCATGTTGAAGAACTAACCGGCGGTAGTACACAATTCTTTCTCCGGCGGCTCGTTCTTTTCCCGAAGGGCTTTGAACTCGTCGCTCTCGGAAATGCGCCGGGCTTCCTTATCGGGTATTGCTGTGCTCTGGGCTGCGGATTCTGCGGAACGGTCAAAAACGTTATGTACATACTTCAGGATTACGTCCCGTTCCTGCGGGTCCAAATCAAGGAACGCTTCAATTACGGAACGCTGCTCCCTGCTCAGATCGTATTCCGTGGACAGCCTGTCCAGCACACTTGCACGGGTCTGCTCGAACATCTCCCCTTCGCCAGTGCGGAGCCACCGTTCGTTTACCCCGAACTCACGACAGATAGAGCGAATGGTCTGATCCGTGGTGCCGTTGACGCCATTTTCAATACGACTGACCGCAGACTTGCCCATGCCAATTACCGCACCAAAGTCTTCCATCGAAAGATTTTTCTCCTTTCGGAGAGCTTTTATTCTTTCGCCGATGGTCATTTTACATTGTTCACCACCTTTCTGCAAATTCATTATAGCAGAAAAAGTTCCGAAAATCAACCAAAGAATACCAGAAAACCATTGACAATGTTCCGAAAATTGACTATAATGACACTGTAAAGTTCCGACAGGCAACGCAAGAGCAACAGAAAGGAGGTGAAGCAGACGTGACACTGAAACCAGAACACATTGTAGAAGAGCTGAACAGAACGCCAAAGTTGAAGCGCGACCTCATTATGAAGATGATGGAGGTCATGCTGGACAGCGAAGCGTTTCTGGAAGCGTACCCGACATTATATGATCCACGCATTGCAGACGTTGACCTTGAATACAGGGAAAAGGTCTGCGAGGAAATGGCGCAGATCATCGTGCGGCTGTTCCGAAAAAACAAAGTGCGCCCGGACGATGCAGAGAAAGTGCTCGACCGGGCGCGGGAAGATTATCTGGGAACGTATGTCCACTCGGACAAGTCGTGAGGAAGCTCTTCCAGATCGGAAGCGGCAGCGCAGCCGGTGGCACGGCAGTACACGTTGTCGGCTTCAATCTGCGGAGTTGGGCAGGCTTCCCAGATAATGCCGTTGTACAAAAATCCGTATTGGCCGTCATCTGTGCGGACGATGTACAGCGGGCCGATGGGTGAATTGTAGACCCACATCTTATAATACACCCCCTTTCATGCCATGATTATATCACGGCAGGAGGGAGCGGACAACAAAGGAGCGTGAGAAAGAATGAGCGAGAAGGACAAGAGCCAGAGTAAGGAAATGGCCGAACTGTTGGCAGAGAACCCGGAAGCAGCGACCTATATCGCAGGCGTGGTTCAGGGCATGAAGCTGGCAAAGGCTGGCGCACAGGCACAGGAAGACGGAAAGGAGAGCGAACCGGCATGAGGAACTTTATTATGTGGTTCTACGGCGTGGATGCCGCCCAGGCAGCCGCACGGGAACCGGCTATATGGTTCGCACTGATCGTCACCATTGCCGCCCTGCTGACATGGGGCTGGTGCAGCATCAGCTACACCACGAAGCTGGAACAGAAGGTGAACCTGCTGGAAGAGCGTGTCCGGCGGTATCGCTGGGAGTGCGAACGCTTAGAGCTGGAAAAGCAGCTGAAGCGGGAGCGTGCCAGATGATGGGCGCGGCGGCGGTGGCGGTCGTGGTGGTGTGCGCCGCGCTCTATACAGTGTTTGAACTCATCGAACGCCGGAAGCGGCGCAGATTCGAAGAGTGTCTGCGCCGATATATCAAAGAACACAAAGGAGAATGGGACGATGGCGATGAAAGTCTGCATTGACTGCGGCACGGTCTTCCCGGCGGAGAACTTCGGCGCAAAGAGGTGCTGCCTCTGCGCCGCCAAGTACAAAACAAAGACTGCCGCGCCGAAGGTGCACCCGAAACCGCCGGTCGATGCACTGGCCAGAGATGTCCGCGAGGCGGACGCGGCGGGAATATCCTATGGAAAGTTGCAGGTAAAAAGGATGCTTGCAAAACAAAAGGCGCGGGAAGAGCTGGAAGCAAAGCAGGCCCGGAATGCTCAGAAGAAAAAAGAGGGGAAGAACAAATGAAGATTGTGATCCTCTTGACGGTGCTGTTCTCACTTTTTTGCATGGCACTGGCTATCACTGGTCTGGTCTGCTGGGCAAGTGGAGACATTTTCAGTTGGAGCGCAGTTGCCCCTGTGTGGCTGATCCTGCTCATCGCATTTTTGGCAGTAGGTGGTATCGACCCGCGAGATTGACCACAACGGTCTGGGCGCACCGGATCACGCCCACCATGCGGCTGGAAACGTGGGGACGCAGACAGCCGCCCCGGCCCTCCGACAGCCGGGGGCCCTACCTACTGAGGACTGAAAGAATACATAGGGCGGCCCGCATGGGTGGGCGGTAGCCTGTCACGCCGCCCTTTTTATGGAGTATGCAGGCGCATCCGGGGGAGTAGCCCCGGAGCCGGTTCGATTCCGGGGTGCTCCACCAGACCGAAGATTCACACAAAAGAAAGGAAGTCCATTATGGGCAAGAACATTGCAAAGCTGGTCGTGAAGATGAAGAGCAAAAGTTTGATCGACATAGAAACGATGGGAGACGGCGCGAACCAGGTATTTATGGCCGCAGCAGCGGTGGCGCACACCGTTGCGGACAGCGGCAAAGGTAACCGTAAGAAAGCGGAAGCCATTATGACGGTGGCTAAGGACATCATCGACAGCGTGTTTGAAGCCGCGTGGAAGAGCGAGTATGGCGAAGCGCCTGCTGCTGAATCTGCTGGCTCTGCCGCCAAGACGGAAAAGCAGGACGATACTGCCGCCGACAATAAGCCCGGCGACATGGACAGCATGATAGAAAAAACCATTGCCGACGCAATGAAACAGGCAAAGGAAAATCCGGGTCAGGCGCAGGGCGTAATGTTCAAAGTACCGGCGGGCGAAAATGTGTCCATGGAAGACATTGTGCAGAGCGTCATCGAGGCTGCCAAGAAGCAGGCACGAAACGGAGGCTGATCCTATGGCGAAAGTGACGGGCGTTGTCAGTGTGCCGCTGCTTGAAATGCTCCGGGAGTTTGCCGCAACGGCAGAATTGACCGGACGGCCCACCAGATACCCGGAGGGCGCTGCACAGTTTGCAGCGCGGAAGGAAAGGGAAGCACATGATAGTGACCGATCCTGAACACGGAACACGGGAATGGTCCGAAGACCCGGTGAACGACCTGCTGGAAATGCGTCAGATGATTATAGATGCGTTTGAGAAAATCACAGAGGAAATCGAGCGATTCAATGAATGGCTGAACGACCTGAAATATACGCTTTTACCGCTGGAAAAACCGAGATGGGCCGTTCACAACAAGCGCCGTTACGGACCGCGCAGGATTCAACCAAAGCTCCATTTGAACACTGTACCGCTGGGTACTGCTACTTATTTATATAAGGCAAAAGAAATGAAGAATCTTGCGAGGTCCACAAAGACCCATTCAACGAACCCAAAGAAGAGATACAACAAGAAAGAGCAGTGCAAACACACGTTCGAGATAACCAGACCGAATTGTGCTCCGTGTGCTGGCTTTAACGTGAACTGCGGGCAATATGAGGGAAACGGTGCTGCTGATACAAAGCATCGTCCCGGACGAAACCCATAAGCAGCCCCGCCCGCAAAAGCGGGGCTGCTTTTATATGGCGCAGGGTGTTCCCTGGTACAGGACCACTGTGAACGGGGCCGGACCCCGTCTGCGCCGGTTGTTGCATAGGCATCATGGAAGCTGGTGCGGTTTTGTACGAATTTTACGCACCAACAGGGCGAAAGAGTGCCGTATGGCAGCGCTCCTCCTAACGCCACAAGCACGGTGAAAGACCGTGCTGCTCCTAGCCAAGCCGTTCCCTGCATGACGGCAACGGAAGCCGAGAGGGTGCGCCGCTGCACGAGCGAAGAAGTGCCCTGTTCAATCCGCTCAGGACAAAAGCGGTAGGCCTGATTTTATAGGTCGGGCCACCCAACCACGCTACTCTCTGGCGTGGTGGGCTTTGATATGCGGGTGCATAAGGCTGTTGTCTGCCGCCCTAATCCCCGGCGGCAGACAAGTCGGTTCGATTCCGGCCACCCGTGCAAGAAGAAAGGCGGAGAAAATGATTCACCTTGGAGACATCACAAAAATTCACGGCGACCAGATAGAACCCGTGTATTGCATCACCTTCGGCAGCCCATGCCAAGACCTTTCCATTGCTGGGCGGCGGGCGGGACTTGCGGGAGAACGATCGGGGTTGTTCATGGAAGCAGTTCGGATCATCAAAGAAATGAGGAGGGCAACACATGGAAGTTATCCAGTTGTCGTTATTTGGGAGAATGTCCCAGGAGCTTTCAGCTCCAACGGGGGAGAGGACTTCCGCGCAGTGCTGGAAGAACTTGCCCGCGTGGAACAACCAGACGCTTCAATTCCTAGACCTCCGAGGGGGGCAGATGGAGCAAGGACGGAGCAATCGCCGGGAACGGATGGAGCTTGGCTTGGCGACAGCTCGACGCTCAATATTGGGGAGTGCCCCAGAGAAGAAAACGGATCGCTCTTGTCGTGGATTTTGCAGGTGGACGTGCCGGAAAAATATTATTTGAGCGCGAAAGCTTGCCGGGGAATCCTGATCCGTGCATCCCGACGTGGAAAGAAATTGCCGGACTTGCTGCAAACCGCCCTGCTGGAAATGATCGAATGGTGGGAGAGGGGGGGCGAAACGCAGCTTACACCCTGAAAATACGCTCAGGTTGTGCCGGAGGCGGCAAGGGCGCACTGGTGCAGACTGAAAAGACAGGAACACTTTCGACTTTGCAGGACCAGACACTCTTCCAGATGATTAAAGAGCCGACGTACTGCATCAGCGGAAACACGGTTGACAGAACGACATACCAGAACGGAACAGGGGCAAAGGAAAACGAATCCTTTACAGTGAACACGGTTGACCGCCACGCAGTGGCATATAAGGTTTTCGACTGCCGGGGAAATGGTGACGGCAAGACAGTGCCGACCATTACCGGGGATCACGAAAGCAGAGTAACCGACTACACGGCCATCATAACTGAGCGGCAAACATTCAGCGAACAGTCTTACAGCTACTACAAGAAAGATGAAAAATGCTCAACTATGAAAGCAAAAGCCGGGAACATCGGCAATGGTAGCGAATGCCTGATTGCAGAGAAAGCCATCCGCTGGATTGTTCGCCGTTTGACGCCTGTTGAATGCGAACGGCTACAAGGCTACCCGGACGGGTGGACGGACATTGGAGAATGGACGGACACCAAAGGGAAAAAGCACAAGGCGGCAGACAGCCCACGTTATAAGGCACTGGGAAACAGCATCGCGCTTCCGCAATGGTTCTGGATCGCCCAGAAAATGAAGCAATACCTTCCAGCGGGCGCAACGCTGGGCAGCTTGTTTGACGGAATCGGTGGCTTTCCGCTGGTGTGGGAAACTACATACGGGAAAGGCACGGCACGCTGGGCAAGTGAGATAGAAGAGTTTCCAATCGCGGTGACGAAAAGGAGGTTTGGAAATGACAGCGAAAATGAAGGCAATTCTGGTACTGTTCTTTGCGGCGGAAATTGTCAATGCCACAAAAGTTGCGGTGATGCAGAGACGTATTGATGATCTGGAAGGACAGCGCGTTATCTATGCTGCACGTTCGGCAAACTGGCAAGACAGAGCAATTCAGGATGAAGAAGTTATCGACCAGTTACAGACTGCCGCCGATGAAAATGCCCTGCCGGATGGGCTGACAAAGGAATATGCCGGGGAATTTCTGTGCACGGCGTACTGCACAGAAGAATACCCGCACATTTGCGGCACCGGCGACGGCATCACCGCCAGCGGCCAGCCGATTCAGGCAGATGTGACAGTGGCGGCAGACCAGACACTTCTTCCCTACGGCACGGTTTTGTACATAGAGGGCGTTGGCGTGCGCGTTGTGCAGGACAAGGGCGCGGGAGTGCAGGGCTATCACCTCGACGTAGCGGTTGACACCCACGAAAACGCGCTGGCATGGAGTGGGTATGGCGAACATCGGGTGTGGATCATAAAGGGAGAATAGCAGGAAGAAAAAGCAGAATGAAAAATAAAGGCTGGCAGCCATACTTGCCACGATCTGATAACACCGGCAGTCTGTCCATACATAAACGCATAGAAAAAAGGACGAAATATGAAAAAGTTCTTTCTGGCCGTTGCTCTGCTGGCATCGCTGCTGTTATGTAGCTGCGGCAGCGAAGCGGACAAGGCCAATTACAATATCTCGAAGCAGGCGGATTACTTCGAGAGTGAGCGCAAGATCACGGTCTACAATGCCAGAACCGATACAGTCATTCTGGAAGCAGAAGGCTATATGTCTATCTCCAACAACAGCAACAACGAGTTAGTCTGCACTGTGAAAATTGGGCCGGACACCTACCGCAAGAACTACATCTATCTGAACGACTACACGATGTACGTCGTGGAGGACATCACGGGTACGCACACTGACCCGTACCACTACAAACTTTATTTCCATACCGACATACTTCCGTCGGTTGGTGTGAAGTCATAACCTCTGGCAAGCAGCCGCCCGGTGCGGCGGCTGCTTGTTATGAGCATGGGACAGGCCCCGCCCGGTTCAAGCCCGGAAATGCCCACCGACAGAAAAAATAAATAGAAGGGAGCAAACGATGGCAAAGTTTAGTATTATGCTGTTTGGCATTGACAGCTACACGAAACACCAGATGCAGCTACCGTACAAACTGGATGCGAAGACTGCGGACGCGGCACTTCGTGAAGCGCGGATGTGTGCAATGACTTTCTATCCGAGGTTCAAGGAAACGGGAAAACCTGACGTGGAGGTGGTGAAAAGATGAAACTTTCCGCACTGGCTGCCCAGATCAAGGACTGCGGGCATTGCGAAGTAATCAACAACGGCGGCAGAGTATTCGTCGGAACAACAAGCGCGTTCTACTGCATGGACGGCTACCCCAGAACACGGGACGCGGGAGAGCTGGGCGCTATGCTGGGTATTCCGCAGAAGAAGATGAAAAACATCTTCTACCATGAAGAATACACCATCGACGGAAAACTGTACGGCGTGAGGTGGGATGACGAGCCGGAACATGAAGGAACCACATCTGAAATCAAGACGCGGATCGTTATCAACGGGGAAGAACTTATCGCATTGCGAAATCCTGATGGCAGCGTTGGGTTCATTCGGTCAGAGCTGCTGAAACCGGTGGAAGGTGAGCTGAACAAGGAATTTGCGCAGATTTGTGTGCGCCCTACCAATCAGGATTGCCGGTTCATCTATGCCGTAAAAGATGGCATGATTCTTCGGGCGCTGATCGCACCAATGAACATAAAGGATGACGTGGCGAACGATCTGGACGAAATCATTGCAGAGCTGATGTCGAGACGACAGAGACAGATCGTCGAAAAGATGCACGATGACTTGCGGGACTTGGCTGCCCAGGAAGCAGCTGAAAAAGCTGCTAAAAATAAAAATCAGGAGAAAAAATAATGGATGCTGTAGAAAAAGATGTCCGTTTGCTGGTCAAAAAAGAGCTGGCGACCATGAATGAGGCTTTCCCACTGTTCGCCAGCGCCTACGAGGGCTGGGCGAAAGTCCGGGCGGCGCTGGCCGGAGTGGAGACCGAGCGCTATATGCTGGATCGGTATGTAGAGCAGCGCCTTTGGAATGAGGCACGCTTTGGGCAGGACATTCCGAAAGAGGACTTGAAGGAAGCGCAGTCGCAGGCCGTCCGGATGGCCGCGCAGGCGATTCGGCTAGCCGCGATGATTTGCAAGCTGGAACGAAGCCAGCGGAGCTGGAAAAGAAAAGCGGGGAAATCGGCATGATCTTGGAAAAAGAGGTCATCGAAAAAGCCGTCAACTGGTGGGCAGAAAAAGTGACTGCCAATCAGCCGCACAGCAATGGAGACAACAGCCATACATCCATTGCGACATGTCTTCTTGCAGACTTGAGAACGAAGAAAATCTCAAAAAAGCAAATCGACGTTTTCAAGAAAGCACTGGCAAGAGAAATTGAAGAAGAAGCAAAGGAAAGGACACGCTTTTCAATTCGCTGTGACTACGAGCCGTGTGAGGCGCTGTTCGTCGCTGCACATGAAGCAGGTATTCCGACTGCCAATTTCCCATTCAAGACGTGGATGCACATTTCAGAAGAAGACGGCATAGTGGTGCGCGACGGGTACGGAGCGCCGCCTGTAAGAATTTGAGGTGACAGCATGGACAAGAAAAAAGATACCCCGGCGGAAGTCGAAACCGTTACGGTAACGATGAGCCGCCCGGTGGCGGAGGCTGTCCAGACTGCCTGTGAGTGGTACTTGCGCTTACATATGGGCCAATTCTGGGATGTAGCCGATGATCTGTGCCTTGCGAAATTCTACTCTGATCTAAAAAATGGGGCATTCAAGACCAAGGAACAGGAAGATAACGCTTTTAAGGCTGCGATGGACCGAAGAGATTTCATGTGCGTAGGAATGGAACAAGCATATAACAGATTTGTTCTCCCCGCCCATATCTCGGATGTAATGAGAGTGCCGTACCGGGCAGAACAGGTATGGCTTACCATTCGCCACGCACTGGCATGGCATGACAAGCCGGAGGGCGATCCATGGAATGTGTGCTTTGATAAGCCACTGAACCGCAGCGACCAGCCGCAGCCGGTAGTAAAACTCAATGAAAAGCAGGAGGCAAAGAAGAAATGAGAAAGATTTTTATGGTGGGAGCATCTGCGGTGGCAAGCGTTTTGCTGATGACGGGATGCAACAAGCAGGTAATTGATTTGACCTACGAATATTCGCAGGCACAGATTAAAATGCCGGATGGCACTGTCATTGAGGGCAAAGTGGATAGCTGGAACGATTATGAGGGCGACCAGTTACAGGTCAAAATTAACGGAACAACATATCTGGTCCATTCGTCAAACGTGATCCTCTGGCACTGAGTAAAAGCAGAGTTCAGGAAAGGGGGGCATCCAGAGAATGAGGAAGCGTGGAATAATGTATGTCTGCGACCGATGCGGGAAACAGATATTCGCAGAAGAACTCAAAGTTGGTGAATGCGACCAGAGGGGACTGTCTGAATGGGGGCTTGGTATGAAACGATACCATGCCGCCAAAGATTTGTGCCCGAAGTGCTTTGAGGAATATAGAGAATACGATAGGCACTTTTGTGAACGTAACCGAGAAGAAACATGAAAGACTGCATGACTAAAGAAATCTGCGAGAGATGCGGAAAGGTCTTTGAAGCCGGTCCGAACTCCTACTACTGCAAAGAGTGCAGGAAGGAAATTTGGAGGGCATCAGCAAAACGGAGAAATCTTTCCGCCATAGGACATGTTGCAAGAAAGGAAAAAGCAAATGAGCGAAAGAATGATAATTGATGCTCTACCGGTAAGAAACAATATTCTGCTGGGAATCGCGGAAACCAACACGGGAAATGCGGTTGTGGACGCGATGATTCAGTGCGCATTCAGAGCTTGTCTTGAAGAGTTGGACGATGCACCGAAAGTGGAAGTGCAGGAATGGCGGCGGGCGAGCGATCCACCGCCAACCCACAATGAAACCTGGCATGATGGCGATGAAGTTTACTCCGGCGAAACCAGCATGAAGGTATGGGCGCATTGCGCAGATGGCACTCAGCATGAAGCGCACTATGAAATTCACGACGGAACCGGGCAGTGGTTTGTTGAAGGTCAAGATGACAGATTCGATGAACACGGCAACGTGACTCACTGGATGCATTACCCGGCTGCACCGAAAGACTAACTGCCAGAAAATGGCAAGGCAAAAGCATGACCTAAAGGGGCGAAAGTCCTCTTTAGGGAGCTTGTATACCCGTTAATTCCGTGACTGTGATGGTTCATAGATAAGAAAATAACACAGGAAGTTGACCGGATCAGGGTGGTGATGGAGATGCGCAGAAACTATATCAGAGAAAAGAAAATCCTCTGCGGCGATAGCTATATGGCTGTATGTCTCTACGCCATTACCCCGCCGGAACGGAAAGCCAGAGGAAAGAAACGGAAAGAATCCAGTGCAGACCAGAAATCCAGAAACAAGATGTCCTCCATGCGCAAAAAGCAGAGAAAGGCAATCGCGAATTTCGACAAGAACGGTTTTTTTCTCACGGGGACATTCGAGGAAGCGTTCCTGCCGGAAGATATTCTGGACTGCAAGCGAGAAGTTGTAAACTACAAGCGCCGGGTGATTGCGGCAACGTGCAAGCGATTCGGCGTAAGTCGGGACAAAATCCGCATGATGCTCTGGGCGGTCCGAAAAGGCGAAGCTGGCCGGTTACATATGCACGGATTTGTGCAGTGCGTGGGCATGGGGCAGAGCGACCGCCGCGAGTTCCGCGAGATGCTGGAAGACCTCTGGCGGCGGCGCATTCCTGGTTCGAACGAGTATGAGCCGCTGGGAACCATGAACGCGGACAGAATCGACATGAAGAAGCTGTTAGGCAATGACGGGACCACGCAGGGAAAGCATGGAACCATCGGCTACATCTACGGCCACAAAGAGCGTATCTGTGTAGAGAGCAAAAATCTGGAACTGCCCGTGGAGCAAGTGCCGAACGACAACAAGTGGAGCAGAAAACAACTGAGGACCGCTTGCGGCGATATGCAGAACGATGCTTACTGGTGGGGGACGCGCTTCCCTGGCTGGATACTGGAAAAGTGCGTAGTTTATGATCCAGAGGAACTGCATCAATCGGAACAGCAGCGGGAAGACGGCTGGGAAGTTACAGAACCGCAATGCTATGTGATTTTAAGCAGAAAGGGGAAATAATGAGCACCAGAATGGAGCTGGAAGACTTGCCACCGCGCTACCGAGCGCAGGCGGAAGCCCAGATTGCACGGCGGACAAGGGAAAAGTGCGCCCCGGCGCAGCGGACGTTGGCGGATGTGGCAAAGTCGGCGGGGAGAATTGGGAAAACATTCGAGAGCCGGGGCGAATACGAGTATTACATATCCGTGGTAGTGCCCGGAATTGAATCCGGCAGGATCGTCAAGGCAACGCCGCACGTTGCCTTTCCTCTGCTACCTGCAAAGGAGTATGGCAACGTCAAACTGCCAGCGGCGCGGTATACGGCAGACTATGTGCTGGTGTATGCTGATGGCACGGTGGAAGTGGTTGAAATTAAGTCAAAATTCACCCGGCGGGCACAGCGAGACTACATTTACCGACGCCGCCTGTTTATCGACCTGATTGCAGAGCCAAAAGGATACAAATTCACGGAAATCATCACGCCGGACAGCAAAAGCGAAATCAAAGAGTGGAAGCGCCTTGCAGAACAGGCGGGAAGGGATGAAAAGCCGTGACGGATGAAGAAAAGGCAAGGTTTGAGACAAACGCGGTGTTTCTTTGCCACGAAATCAGCAAAGAAACCGGACAGATCGCGGTCTATGAGCTGGATGTGCCGGTAGATGGTCACATGATCTTCTGCCTGCGCATTCGCCAGCAGTTCAACCCGGAACTGCGGTATTTTGTGGTCGGAGAAAAATTCTACACGGCACACAAGCAAGAAATCATTGCCAGCTTGAAAAAGCGCCGGGTGCTGAAAGATAAAATTGAAATCATGGGGCCTATTGTCGAACTGGGCCGCTGAGAGGTGAGTAAACATGAGCAAATCGCGGAGGAAGCCTTTCCCGGAGTATTTCAAGAAGTCTCTGGGCTTGCAGGTGAAGCAAAAGCAGGCAGCTCGCCGGAAGATGGCCCTTGAAGAAAAGAAAGCCGCCAAGGCAAAAAAATAAGCAAAATGTCGCAGGAGGGCACAGCGGATGCGGGTTGATGAGGCAAGAACGATTTTGGAGTATGCAGCAGACATTCCGGCCAAGCTGCGCACCATTGCGGCGGAAAAATCGGAGATCGAGGGAGAGCTGAACTGTCTCCACGGTATCGAATATGGCGGGATGCCGCATGGAAGTGGACACAGTGATACTACAGCGGACATTGCAGAACGGGCGGATGCAAGAGGATATTTTTATCAGCTGCAAATGCTGGAAGCGCAGGAAGCTGTTTTGCGCGGGGACCTTGCCCGGATCAAAGAACAAATCTGGGCACTAAAGGCTGTGTATACCACCGTCATATCGGAGATGTGCCTTTGTGGCCACAGTTTTGAGGAAACCGCCCCAAAAATCGGATACAGCGTATCCCACACAAAGCGGATAAAGGCGGAAGCGATTTTGCGGCTTGCGGAGGCGCTGGACAGCATGACGCAGGCTGACGAGATTCGCGCCCGCGCATATAACGCGCGCAAGTAGAACAGAACGTGAAACGTGCGCATTTTGCCGCGCCCCGGTAGGGTCCAGGCAAAACGTGGAACGAAAAAGGCCGAATGCCTATAATATAAAGGCAAATTAGGCCAGAAAAGATTACGCGGATGTGCAGCATTTCCGAAAAGTCTGAAAATGCCGTGGGAAAACAACTCGAATACCCGAAACAATGAAAAATGAGCAAAGAAATACCCGGCGGGCTGTGCGGCCTGCCGGGTATTTCTTATTCGTCGATACTCAAAACGTGGATCGTGGGCGGATCTGGCAGTTCTAGGCGGGATGCTTCGTTAAAAATTACATCCTGATAGGCATTCTGGAAATCGTGCCGTATTTGCACATGGCAAGGACGCAGGCAATTTCATCTTCATCGAGAGGAAAGGTTCTTTCTTTGCTGCACCAAACACGAACACCGTTTTCGCAGGTGAGGTAGGCGTAGTGCTTTTCCGGGTCGTCGGAAATAAGATTGATGCAGTTACCGCAGTCGAACAAGCTGCGCTCAACGAATCTCAGCGTCTTGCCGTGAATGACAAAAGTGTTTTCACAGATTAAGTCGCCGTCCTTGCGCTTGATGTCACCAACAGTCCAACTGTCAAACTGGGATTTGCAGGCATTGTATTCGCGCTCGGCCAGCTCTGCCGCCGCCTTTTCCTCTTCCGCTTGTTGAGCTTTCTTTCGATCGAGTTCGTTTTGACGGTCGGCGTTCAGTTTGTGGAATAAAGCAGCTTCTTCCTCGGAAATGATCCATGCGTGATTGTCGCAACCGCGGAAACAGCCGTCCGTTTTGCGGCTGGGAAGGTCTTTCCATGTGATGTTTGGGAGCTTTTCGCACTCTCCAACCCCGGTAAAACCAATTTCAGCAAACCAAGGGAGATAGCCCGTTTTTTCCTCTTCGGTGAAACGACGCGCACGAAGAATCTCAATTCCGTAAGATGGCGCATATTCAAGAACGAGCATTGACTTTTCTTCAGTTTTCATGCCTTTTCCTTTCTAGCCCTACACGCGCGAATACGGAGGGCGTTTATCGTCGGGTATTCCGCATTCTGCATACCGCGAGAATACGGAATATAGCTATTGACTGCGGACGCGCTCAGCTTCAAAAGTTCGCAGATTTCGTCCTGAGTCTTGCCATCATTGAGCAACTGCGAAATCTGACGGTAACGAGGGCTGTCATAGCTGCCAAGCGTGACAAGAATTTTACGGGTTTTGCACTCGCTGATGCCAAGGGAACGAGAAATTTTCTTCAAGCTCTGACCTTGCTCAGAAAGACGCAGTACAGCGGTAAAAGTAGCATCCATGAATACTCCTTTCGTTTTGAACCATTCAGAAAAGCCGAACACTTGCATTTCAATCCACGCGCTTGTGAGATAATAATACACCGTCGTGAATTGAAATGCAAGAGGAAATTATTGCTTTTCGTGAAGTTTGATAATTGCCTGAGCTTCACCTTCTGCGGCTCCATGCTCCACGGCTTGTCGGACGATTTCATCAGACAGGCCAGCAGGAAAACCGCTTGCATCCACCGGGCCGTCATACCCTGCCAGATCAACGACGTGAAGCGTAGGCGACTCTGGCGTGGTATGATAATAGCGTCCGTCCTCATAGTTGAGGTCTGTTACACGATCCCACCACGAAATACAGCCGTGCTCGTGCTGGGCGCTCTCCATGGCTGCTTTTGCCTGCTGTTCGGTCAAACCGTCGAATAACAAACGGCTGCCGTCTGCAAAGCTGGCAACAAGTCGCCAAGGAGCAAAGAACTCGATTTCACTCACAAAAACACCTCATTTCTTAACACTTAATCCGGATTTTGATACAAATATGCGCATTTTGAGCACATAATCACTCGAAAACGCATATTTTAAGCAGGAACAGTATAACACAAGATGCCACGGCGGGCTACCGGGGCGGGACGGTTCAGACCTGCTCAAAGTGGGACATAGTGCGCCGGGAAAGCGCGAAAGCAATAGCGGGCACATCGTCGTCCGTTTCGCTGACGGCCTTGATTGCTTCGGCGATGCGGGCCAGATCGTCAACCGTGATGCCGCCCGGTTTGCGGCTGGACGTGTCCGCGTCGGTCAGAATGCGGTCATATTCTTCGCAGTCGCAGCGGGTGCAGTAGTCGTTGGCGATGCAGGCGTAACGTGCGCCCTCAGCGTCAAGAATGCGGGTCTCTTTGAGTTTCATGTGGGATACCTCCGTGTTATGTATTATCGCTCGTCCCGGTAGGGATTCGAGTTTTTAGATTTGCCGGTCTGGGTATATAGATACCGGGGCCGGTGACGTGTTGCCCTTGCGGGCTGGGATGGGGCTGCTTTCGTGCGGCACGGCCATAGTGGAGCCACTACGCCGCTTGGATGACGCTAATCATGTTCTTCCAACGAGAAGTTGGAAAACCATAACCCTTGTCAATCTCGATCCAGCCACGAAGAACAGAAATCGCCTCGTCCTTAGTAAGGCAGGACTGATTCACGGGAAAGCCAAAGAGAGAACCAAAACAGTCTGCCGTGCCGAAAGAAATAGTACGGGTTTCGTCGTTCTGGACAACAAGAAAACCGTCACGGTCAAAAAGCACGTTGAACAGCTCGAAATTGGCACCGTGGTTAAAAAACCATTTTCGTTGCTCCATAAAGTGATACCTCCAAAGTCGTTTTGTTGTGGCCCTTTCGGGCTGGGGCGGGGCCGCTTTTTGTGCGGTGCGGCCCTGCTGGGGTGTCCGTTGTTTTCGTTATTCGTTGCCGTCCAGAAATTCCATGACACGGTGTGCGGCATACTTGCCAGCGTCGTTTAACTGCCGCTGCCATGCGCCGTTGCGGGGCGACCAGTGAAAACCGTTGTGCTTGAGTACGTCGCGGGTTTCGTCGTCGGGCTTGCCGTCGAACTGGAATTGAACACGCATTGCTTCGGCGTTTTCCCGGTAGGTGTAGCCGTCGTGCTCATCTTCCACGGGCTGCGCGGCTTTGGCCGCTTCCAGCTTTGCGATACGATCCTTTGTCCGCTTGATGCTGGCATTGCTGTTTTGCAGTTCATAAGCCGGGAACGGACAGCCGTAGACCGAAAGCGGGGAGCCGCTGGCGAAAGCGTGGCCGTTTTCCAGCCAGTCGCGGGTCTTGGCGGTGATGCCGGGGCAGCCGTCAAGCGTTTTGTGCTTGCGGTAGTAGGCATTCGCATCTTTCATGGTCTGGTGCGCGGTTTGGAGCTGGTCGAGCTTTGCGCGGAGATAATCCAGCACTTCGGGATCATCGGATTTAACAGCCAGCGTGTGGGCACGTTTGAGCATATCCAAATAGTGGTCTGCCTTGCGGAAGTTCTCCATGTTCTTGCCTTGCGCTGCTACCTGCTTCTCTTTCTTGCGAACGGGAAAGTTTGCAGGGCCGCAGATGAGCACCGACGGGCAGCGGGTCCCGATCTCGTTGTCTCGGTTGATGGCATCGGCCAGAACGGAACAATACCGGTTATACAGGTATTCGGCGCGCTCCCGCTGTTCATCCGTGGCACATTTTGCCTTGACCTTTTCCAGAATCGCGGCGGCTTCGGCGCACTGGGCGTTATAGCTGGCCGTTGCGCTGCCCTCTACATAGTCAGAGAAAGAAGACAGCTGTTTTGCAATGCGGGCGTTCTCTTCGTTGATGATAGCCATTGTGTAAACCTCCAAATATTCAGTTTTCAAAGCGTTTCGCTCGCCCTGGTAGGGCTTGCAATTTTCGTGTGGCCCTTGCGGGCTGGGGCGGGGTCGCTTTACGGTGCGGCCCTGCTGAGGTATCCGGGGGCGGTTACTGCCGCTCAAGAATGGAACTGATCCATGTAGAGGGGTCGGAGTAGTCAACCAACTTGGCGTAATGCTTGCCTTGAACAAGGCTGTACGCATACTGCATGGTGTAGGAACCGGTTTCAAACTCGCGGCTGCAAAACTCTTCGACGTTGTGACGGGTGTGCCATGCAAGCGGCGGCAGGACGTTCAAGGCGTCGCCGAACTGCTGTTCGGTGATCTCCTGCATGGGGTCGGAGAGCAGGCGCTCCCGCTGGGCGTTCAGAAAGTCGCCGTAGGTCATGGTGGAGAATGTGCGGGCCTTTGCTGCTTCAAGGCATTCCGTCCAATACTCTTTCCGGTCGTCATACCTGCCAGAGTTCAGAATGTTCTCGTACCGGCGGACGTCATCGGCGGCGCTGTTCTGAGCGGCTTTCAAGACCTCTTCCGGGGTGCGGGGGCCGCGCCAGCTCGACGCGGTGAAGTCGTAGAGGGTGCAGGTGGACGTATCCACCACGACAATCTCCATTTTCTCTTGTTCGGTCATGTTGTAAAACTCCTTTCGTGGGCTTGTAACCCATGAGCGCCCGCCCCGGCGGGGGCGGCTGGGCTTGCACCAGCGGCGGCGGGATGCCGTCGGCCTTGCGGGTCATTCAGAAAACATCTTCTTGCAGAGTGCTTCCACCTCTGCGGTGGGCTTGATGGGCAGCATGATGATGGAGATTGCCGGGTCGCTTGTGCATACGGCGTAAACGGGGGAATAGCCGCGCGTTGTGCCGTAGTAGGCGAACTGTGCCGGGTTTACCATGCTGTCATAGTCGGCATTTATCAAGATGGGGGTCGTCCCGATGTGGAAAAGCCTTGCAAGGCCGCTTTTCTTCTTGCCGGTGGGGATGTCCTGCAAGAACGGTGTGCGTTCCACAGGCTTTTCGTTGGGGGCGTGGCGCTTGAAGATGTCCACCAGATCGGGCGCATTCTCTTCCGTTTCAAACCCGTACTGGGCGGAAATGATGGTTTCACCTTCGGCGGGGCACTCGCGGAGCGTCACGGGCTGGATCACATCGGAGTACAGCACAGCGTCCAGCTTGAACGCGGCATACGATGTGATGACGTAAACCAGATCGCCCCGGCGGGTGACGCGGACGCCGCGCGGATTCTTCGCCTGCTCCTTGAGATAGGAGCGGATAGCCTTAGTGTTAAGGCCGCAGAAAGAAAAATCGTTGGAAAGTTTCATTGTATGGTCCTCCTGTTATTCAGTTCTCAAATTGCCCCGGCGGTGTGCCGGGTGTGGGGCGGGGCCGCTTTTCTGGGTGCGGCCCTGCTAGGGTATCCCATTCAGCAGAAAGAAGTCTGCTCGCAGTATGCCGGGGCGCTGTCTGCGCTGGTGGCGGGGGCTGCTTTGGTCTGGGGCTTTGCTTCGGGGGTCGGCGCGGCGGCCTTCGGCGCGCTCTCTGCGTCTGCGACGGCCTGCCGGGTATCGCGCCACTTTGCCAGCGCTTTCGCCTGGGCGGGGCGGTCCTCTTCAGGCACGGCCATAAATTCCCGCTTTGCCTTGCGTTCTGCCTGCTTGAGTGCGGCCACGCTGGGCGCTGCTTCCTGTTTGGGAGCCGGGGCGGGCTGTTCGGCGGTCGTCGGTTCGGTCTGGGGCTTGTCCTGCTGGGAGGCGGCAGCCTTGGCGGCTTTGCGCTGGTCGGCCAGCATCTTGTTATAGGCCCGGATGTCATCAAGGGACTTGAAGCGTTTTTCCGTGGGTTTCTTCGGCTCGCGCTTCTCAACCTGCCAGCGTCCGAACAAATAAGCCGTGGTCATGTAGTAGTCACCGGCTCCGCCCTGTTCGGCGGCTGCCCTGCTCAGCGGATCAGCGTCGGCGGGCAGGTCTTCGGGCTTGGGGCCGTCCTTGTACTTCCAGAGCTTGCAGCGGATCACGGCTTTTTCGCCGCGCTTGACGCTCAAACCGCCATTCTTCGGGCTTTTCCAGCCGTCGAAGGTGTGGAAAAGGGCGGTGCAAAGGATTTCTTCTGCAATCTCCACCGGATCGGGTGCGGTGCCGTCTTCGCCAGGCTCCACAACAATTTTTGCGGCGGCGCTGGCGATCTCGTCGGCGGTGTAGTAGTGGGTGGCCAGCTTATGCAGCTGTTCGGGGGTGTACTGGGCACAAACGGCGGTTGCAATAAGATCGTTGTTTCTCATGGTAAAACCTCCTGTATTCAGTTCTCAAATTGTCCCGGCGGTGTGCCGGGTGTGGGGCTGGGTCGCTTTGTCCGGTGCGGCCCTGCTGAGGTGTCCGAAAAAAGAACGTGTTACCATGAAAGAGAAAGAACGATTTCGTCGGCAATCTGCTGCATTGTCATGGGGGAACGTGCATTGCAAACGGTGATGATCTGCGGGTCGTGGTACTCGCTCCAACTATTAGTACTGACGTGATAGTTGGTCAAGATTTCGCCGTCGCTGCGATCATAGCTGATTTGGACGTAATCGCCGCGGTAGTAGCTGAGGCCCTTTGTTTCACCAGCGGCCTTTTTGAGTCCGTGCATCTTCATGCCGTATGTGTTCACCATATACTTTCTTTCTGCCCTTTGCCCTGGGCGGCGGGTGTTGTGTGTCTTTCGACTGGGACCGGGTCGCTTTACGGTGCGGCCCGTCAAGGTATCCGGCGGGGTTAGTCGTCCACGTTCTCGCAGTCGTGGCAGTAAAGCGCATCGACAACGCGGTCGTCGGCGTAGTCGTTCGGTGTGCCGTTTGCATCAACGACAAGCTGGACACGGTCATAAATCCGCAGATCGGTTTCGGCATCCGCCAGAAAATACCAGTCGTCGCCGTCGTTCAGGTCGCTGCACCAGACTTCAACCGCGCCGTCATCGGTGGCGTACATCCCCAGCACTTGAGCCGGGGCGATATAGCGGCCCAGGGGGCCGACGGTGTAGGAGCAGGCGGCGGCTTTCGGGGTGGAGCCTGCCAGGATGGCGGCGACCATTGCGGCGGTGGTGATGATTTTGTTGAATTTACGCATAATAAAATCCTCCTGCAATCGTTGATTTTGTTCGGCTCGCTGCTGCACTGTTGCGTGTCGCTTGCCGTGGCTACACTGTAGCACAACAGCGGCTGAGTTGTCAAGCACTGTTGCGTGTAATCTACTTTTTGCACAAAACACTGTTGAGTGCATTGTGCAAATTGCACTGTTGCGTTCAGGTGGGCCATTTTGTATAATTATCTTGATATAATGCACGAAGGGAGAAAAAGAAAATGCCAGTATCAAAAGCCAGAAGAAACGCAAATGATGCGTATAATGCAAAATGCGATTACATCAGCTTGCGGCCGATCAAGGCGGACGGGACCGCGATCCGCGCCGCCGCTGCTGCTGCTGGGCAGAGCTTGCAAGGGTATGTCTTGCAGGCCGTCCGGGAGCGGATGACGGCGGAGGGCCAGCCGCTCACACTGGAACCAGAGCCGAAGAGCGGGGAAGAAGGGGGACTATAGGGGGTTACTGGGGCGGCATATATCCTGGTTCACCGTTACCTGTGGGGCGATATGCCGTTAGGTGTAGAATCTGACCCCTCCGGCAGCGTCGCCCACGCTGGACGACCCCGCCGCCGCTGAGAAGAGAGAACAGCGTCAGACAGCACAACAGGCAGAGCAGGCCACACGGCCCGCCCTGCCTGTTTTCTTTTTCTTCCGGCTCCGCCAGCAGCGCCCCGCCCACGATGCCGCCCCGCCTTCGCTGTGCTGGATCATACCGCCGCGCTGCGGATTGGTTCGCCCTGGGCAGACCTCAGCGCCGCCCCGATGAGGACGCCGCCCGCCAGATGAGCAGCAGCCAGCGCCCCGCCACCGCTCCCGATCTCCGGCCCCGATGCCCTACACAGCAGCCAGCAGCAGCCCGCCGCCCTGCCCGCCCCGACCGGCGCGGCCCGCCCGATGAGCACCCCGCGCCCGCGCGAGGTACTGTGAGCGCGCGCCCGCGTAATAGCGGGTCCAACAGCGCAAAAGTTTGCTAGTTTTTGAATCAAAAAATCCACTTCCGGCGGCTGGCCGGAAAAAAGGTGGGTGGGGGTCAAAAAACGGCCAAAATCAAAAGATGATACTCCATGATACTGATTTTGTGGTATAATTGGTACAGTGGATTTTAGACGAAGCCCTGCGGCAGTGATGCCGTGGGGCTTTTTTCATCCCTGCGTGTCGGTGACGACACAGAATAAATGCTCTGCCGGAATTGCACGGCGGGGCATTTTTTGTTGGAGGAAAAACAATGCCAAGGCGGAGCGACAAAAGAGATGCCGCCCGCGAGGCGTATTTGAGCCGACGGCGGGACGGCGAGGAAGTAAGTCTGCAAGGATTGGCGGAAGAGCTGGGGGTCAAGTACGACACTCTGCGCCGCTGGAAGTCTGTGGACAAGTGGGACGAGATGAAGCCGCCGCCCAAGCGGGCGCGTGGCGGGCAGCCAAAGAATAAAAACGCCATGGGCAACACCGGCGGCGCACCGCCCAGGAACCAGAACGCCCGGACGCACGGCGGGTACGCGGCAGTGTTCTTTGACCAGCTTACAGACGACGAACTGCTCATCATGGACGAAACCCCAAAGTCTGCCGTCGAGGCGCTGCGGGAAGAACTGGGGATTTTGAAAGTTCAGGAGAAGCGGATACTCGACCAGATCACCGTGCTGGAAGATGCTGACCCGGAGGAGCTGTATACCAGCACTCTGCTGGATATGCGCGTCCCCGGAAAAGTCGATGGCAAGAAGCGGGACGGCGTACAGCAGAACATGGGAATGTACTCGAAAGAATCTGCCTTTACCCGCAAGATGCACCTGCAAGAAGCTCTGAACAAAATCCAAGGCCGCATTGCAGCCATCATCGGGAAGATTCAACAGGCAGAAGAGAACGATACCCGCATGAAGCTGGAACAGGAAAAGCTGGAACTGCTACGGTTGAGGGCGACCGGCAGAGTGGAAATCAAGGATGAAGAGGAGGATGCGGCGGATGACCCTTTACACGAGTAAGGTCGTGGCGCAGTACCTCAACCTCACAGAACGCCGGGTGCGTCAGCTCCGGGACGAGGGCGTTATCCGGGAAAAGCGTCCGGGGTTGTATGACCTCATCGACACCATGAGCCGATACATCAAGTACATTGGTTCTGGTAGCAAAGCCGTCCTGAATGAAGAACGCGCCAAGCTGACCAAGGCAAAGCGTGAAGCAGCAGAGATGGAAAACGAAGTGCGGAAAGCAGAATTGCTGGAAGTGGGCAGTGTGGAAAAAACCTACTCCACAGTGATAATGAACTTCCGCTCCCGCATCCTTGCCCTGCCGCAAAAGCTGGCTCCTGCTGTAGCATCGCTGGAAGGGGACCAGCAGCAGATACAAGACCTAATCCAAGCGGAACTTGAGGAAACTCTGGGAACCTTGAGCCATGTCGAAGAGGCGTTGGCTGAAGCGGAAGGTGAAGCGGATGAAGAAGAAAAAGCAGCGGACACGGAATAAAAATCCGTGTGCCGGTTGCCAATGGGGCTATGTCCTGAACGAAGAGCAGGTTTATTGCCCGATGCCAAGGTGCGTCAAAGATGGAAGAGAAAAATCAAAGAAAAATCGAAGTAGACCCGAATGTGCTGGAACTGTTCACACGGGTGCTGCTGAAACTGAAACCGCCCCCGAAGCTGACGATCAGTGAGTGGGCAGACCAGTTTCGGCGGATGTCCCCGGAGGCCAGTGCTCGTCCGGGCAGATGGCGCACGGATAACGCACCGTACTTGCGCGAGATCATGGATGCCATCAGCGACCCCCACGTTCACGAAGTGGTGCTCAAGTCCTCTTCGCAGGTGGGCAAAACGGAAGTGATCCTGAACGTGCTGGGCTACAACATCGACTACAATCCGGCTCCGATTTTGGTATTGCAGCCGACGGTGGAGATGGGACAGACTTTTTCCAAAGACCGGCTGGCTCCCATGATCCGGGACACCGTTGTGCTGCGGAAAAAGATGGATGCCAAGAGCCGGTTTTCGGGCAACACCATCATGCAGAAAACATTCCCCGGCGGGCACGTGACCATCGTTGGCGCAAACTCCCCGGCGGGCTTGGCAAGCCGTCCCATCAAGATCGTTCTGGCCGATGAGGTGGATCGCTACCCGAAGAGTGCTGGAACTGAGGGCGACCCGCTGAATCTGGCACGGACTCGTCAGACGACGTTCTGGGATAAGAAAACGGTGCTGGTATCCACGCCCACCATCAAAGGCGACAGCCGCATTGAAGATGCCTGGCTGGAAAGCACGATGGAAGAGTGGACTGTACCATGCCCGGAATGCGGCGAGTACCAGCCGATGGTCTGGGCAAACGTGGTGTTCGACCGGGAGCACTGGCCGCGAGGTGGTGTGCAGTACCGGTGCGAATCCTGCGGCTGCATTGCCGGTGAATACCGGTGGAAAGCACAGGGCAAGAAAGGCCGGTATGCCGCCCTGCACCCGGAACGGGAAATCCGAGGGTTCCACCTCAATGTGCTGGCATCTTCTTTCTGCGCATGGTCCAACATCGTGACGGAGTTTCTCTCCGCCAAGGAAGCGCTGGACCACGGCAACCCGGAGTTGATGAAAGTCTGGGTCAACACAAAGTTGGGCGAGACATGGGAAGAGCGCGGCGAAACTGCCGACGACATGGCCCTACTGTCCCGCCGCGAGATGTACCCTGCCACCGTTCCGGCGCAAGTGCTGGTGCTCACCTGCGGTATCGACGTGCAGGATGACCGCTTTGAGCTAGAACTGGTTGGCTGGGGCGTCGGAAAAGAGAGCTGGGGCATTCGGTATCAGAAGATATACGGCGACCCGCTCAAGCCGCAGATTTGGGAAGACCTTGACCGTTTCCTGCAAACGCGCTGGCGTAGAGAGGACGGCGTAGTGCTGGACATTCTGGCGGCGGCAATGGATACCGGCGGACATCACACGGATGCCGTGTATCGTTTCTGCCTTGACCGGTTCTATCGCCATGTCTACGCCATCAAGGGACGCGGCGGCACAGAAACGCCGTTTGTCTCGAAGCCGAGCACCGGCAACCGCGTCGGCGTTCCGCTGTACACCATTGGTGTTGACAATGGCAAGACGATGGTATACCAGAGATTAAACGTGCAGGCCGAGGGACCGAACTACTGCCACTTCCCGCTGAACGAAGCGGCAGGATATGATGAAGTTTACTTCAAGGGGCTGACCGCAGAGAAGCAGGTTATCCGGTGGAAGAAGGGCCGACCATCTACGGCATGGGAACTGAAAGACCCGAACTACCACCGCAACGAGCCACTGGACTGCCGGGACTATGCGCTGGCCGCACTGGAAATCGCAAACCCCGTGTTGGAAAACCCGGAGGAAGAAATGGAAATGCAAACGCCACAGCGCCAAGCTGGGCGCAGGATCGTATCGGGAGGTATCGGATAAATGGCAGGTATCACAAAAGAGCAGGCGGAAGCAAAGCTGCAAACGTGGATGGAAGCCGAAGAGAAAATTGCCAGTGGGCAGGGCTACTCCATCGGCGACCGCCGCCTGACCCGCGCTGACCTCTATACGGTTCGCGGTGAAATCGAATACTGGAACAACAAGGTAAAAGAGCTGGAAGCGGCAGAACAGAGCGGGCGCAACCGAATGTACCGCTTTGTGCCGCGTGACATCTGACGGAGGGCGACATGGCAAAAATGAACCTCATAGACCGGGCGGTTGCCATCGTCTCCCCGGAACGCGCCCTGCGCCGCACAGTAGCAAGGCAGAGCCTCGAATTTGTCAATTCCGGCTACGGAAACTATGGAGCCAGCACGACCAAGAAGTCGATGCGCGGCTGGCAGTTTGCTGGCGGCGATGCAAAAAGCGACATCGAAGACAACCTCAAGACCCTGCGGGAACGGAGCCGCGACGCTTACATGGGCGTTCCCATTGCGACCGGTGCGCTGAAGACCATGCGAACAAACGTGGTGGCGGGCGGTCTGACCCCGTCACCACAGATCGACGCGGAGTTTCTGGGCATGACACCGGAGCAGGCAAACACCCTGCAAATGCAGATTCTACGGGAATTTTCACTGTGGGCAGACAGCCCGATGTGCGACGCTGACCGGGTGGACAACTTCTACAAGCTCCAACAGCTTGCGTTCCTTGCCTACATGATGAACGGTGACGCTTTCGCAGTTCTGCCCATGCGGCACAATATCGGCCAGCCGTATGATCTGCGGGTGCAGCTCGTTGAAGCGGACCGAGTGTGCAGCCCGGATTTGGACGACCGATTGTTTCCGTGCGTTGTGGACGACCGAGCAGTTGAAAGCATCGTGCAGGGCATTGAGACAGATGAAAGCGGGATGGTTCTTGCTTACTGGATCTGCAATCAGCATCCACTTTCGAGCATGGCGGCGATGCCGGAACCGATGAAGTGGCAGCGCGTGGAAGCCTATGGCGAAACGACGGGACGGCGGAACATCCTGCACATTATGAACCGGGAACGTTCTGGACAGCGGCGAGGCGTTCCAATGCTTGCACCGGTGCTGGAAGCTCTCAAGCAGCTGGGACGATACACGGACGCGGAAATCACGGCAGCGGTCATCAGCGCCATGTTCACGGTCTTTATCTCGAAGAAAACGCCGTCCCTTGGCCGTCCGCTGGGTGAGGTGATCCCGCCCAACCAGCAAATCGACGCGCAGGATCGCGGAACCATCGAGCTGGCCGCTGGTGCAATCATCGACCTTGACGAGAACGAGGAAGTGCAATTCGCGGACCCGAAACATCCCAATACCGGCTTCGATGCGTTCTCGACGGCCATCATCCGGCAGATCGCGTCGGCACTGGAAATTCCGAGCGAAGTGCTTATGAAGCAGTTCACGGCGAGTTACAGTGCAGCGCGTGGCGCGCTGAATGAATTTTGGCGGACCTGCGACATGATGCGAAGCTGGTTTGTGGATGATTTCTGTCAGCCTATCTATGAAGAGTGGATGACGGAGGCGGTCGCCACTGGGCGTATCAATGCGCCGGGGTTCCTCATAGACCCGGCTATCAAGAAAGCCTATACTTCCTGCACTTGGAATGGACCGGCACGAACCAACCTGAACCCTGTGCAGGAAGTGGACGCTGCGGTGAAGCGCGTTGGCGCGGGTTTCTCGACCGCAGATCAGGAAACAGCGACGATGAACGGCGGCAACTATGCGATGAACATTCGCCAGCGGCTCATCGAAGCAAAGCAGAAAAAGGAGGTGGACGACATTGCAAATGGCGAAACCGTACAGGATCGTCAACCAAACGGCGACCACGCCGCTCAAGGCAAAGAGTGAGCCATTCTGGAAGTTCCGCAATTTGGCGGAGGGCGATGAGAAAGCAGAGCTGCTTCTCTATGGCGACATTGCAGAACGGAGCTGGTGGGACGATACTGCAACTCCGAAAAAGTTCGCGGATGACCTTGCTGCTCTGGGCGATGTCAAGGAAATCACGGTTTACATCAATTCCGGCGGCGGCGATGTGTTCGCCGCGCAAGCCATCGGCAATATGTTGGAACGCAACAGCGCCACGGTCATTGCGCACATCGACGGCCTGTGCGCCAGTGCAGCTACCATAGTTGCCTGCCATGCTGATAAAGTTGTGGCGGCGGCAGATGCGAGCTACATGGTGCATCCGCCCAGCATGGGCGTGTGCGATTACCTTACCGCAGAGGATATGCGCAACTGCCTGAAAGCTCTGGACACCATCCGGGGGAACATCGTCACGCTCTACGCCAAAAAGACCGGCAGGAGCGAGGACGAGTGCGGAACATGGATGGACGAAACGAACTGGTGGACTGCCGCACAGGCTAAAGAAAATGGCTTTGTGGACGAGGTGGACGATGAAGAGTCAGATGCCGTGGTAGAAAACCGAAACGGAGTGCTGTTCGTGAACAGCATCGGCATGGGCCTGCCGTTCGATAAGGCTCCTGATTTTGTCAAAAGCCGCATGGGTGCAAAAACACCCAGCGGCTTTTCTAATGCCACAAATAATCCGGGACAGACCGGAACACAGGAGGAAGAAGCAATGGAAATCAAAAACAAGGACGACCTGATGAAAGCGTACCCGGATATGGTCAATGAGATCAGAAAGGATGCTGCCATCGACGCCATCAACCGGGAGCGTGCCCGAATCAAGGACATTCAGGACATGACGCTGCCCGGCATGGAGCAGACCATGCAGGACGCTCTTTACGGTGAGCACCCGATGGATGCTACCGCGTATGCCAAGGAAGTCGCCAAGGCTGCAAAGAAGCAGGCGCAGAACCATGTCGAGGCCCTGCACGACGATGCAAAGAACAGCGGCGCGAACGGTGTGCAGGGCGGCGGCGATGGCCAGACCGACATTTATCTGGATGCCCTGCGTTCCATCGGCAAAAAGAAGTAAGGAGGAACTGTTATGAGCATGAATCTTACGCCTGAGAAGTTCTCGTGCGAGCCGGAATACCTGCTGGCAGGCACGGACATTCGAGTGACTACTGCCGTCAAGAAAGCTGCCGCAGCCCTGAAAGCAGGTGCGCCGGTCAAGCTGGACAGCTCCGGCAAGGCGGCCCCCGTGGCAAAGGCAGACGGTACGAACGGCCTGTACGGCATCGCTACCGAGGATTTCAAATCCGGCGAAGATGCTGTGATCTACCTGACCGGCGAGTTCTTTGCCGACCGGCTGGCACTGGAAACTGGCGTGACTGCCGCTTCACTCGAAGTGGCGTTCCGCAACATTGGCATTTTCCTGAAGTAAGAAAAGGAGGACAACGATATGCCGAATGAAGTGAATATCTATACCCCGCGATACCTTGCCGAAGTTGTGCGCCTTGCACCCCAGGTGTACACCTTTTTCCGCGATACCTTTTTCACCAATGTCCATGTTTTCCCGACCAAGGCCATTGACTTCGATCTGGTCAAGGGCGACCGCCGCATGGCTGCATTCGTGCATCCGCGCAATGGCGCAAAGGTGCTGAGTTCTGCCGGTTACGAGACTCTGAGCTATAAGCCGCCCCTCATCAACCCCTATGACATCACGACCGCGGACCAGCTTATGAACCGTCTGCCTGGCGAAGAGATGTACAGCGGCATGACTCCTGCACAGCGGGCAGCGCAGAAGCAGGTGGAAGAGTATAACCGTCTGAATGATTCCGTGATCCGCCGCGAAGAGTGGATGTGCGCACAGGCCATTATGACCGGCCAGATTCCCATTGTCGGCGAGGGCGTCAACGAGATCGTGGACTTCGGATTCACCAACAAGAAGAAGCTGACCGGCACGGAAGTCTGGGGCGGTAACAAGGCGGCAATCGCGGACAACCTCCGCGATTGGAAGCACGAGGTTGCCGTGAATGGCTTTGCCAATGTCGATATGTGCGTCATGGGCTGGAAAGCGCTGGGCCTGTTCCTCGCCGACCTTGACATCCGCAGCCGCCTCGACACCAAGAACTACGGCTACGGCGCAATCAATGTCAAGCAGCTCCCGAACGGTCTGACCTACTACGGCCATCTGAACGACCCTGCTCTGGACATCTACTGCTACGATGAGCACTATCTGGACGACTGGACCGATCCGGAGCACCCGGCTACCCATCCCCTCGTCGCAGACAATAAGGTGCTGCTCATCAACCATGCGCCCAACTACCTGCTGGGCTATGGCCTGTGCACTTACATCGACGATGCTTCCCAGCAGTGGGTCAGCGCTCAGACTGCCCGTCTGCTGCGCTCCTATGTTGAGCATCATCCCGACCGCCGCATGATGGAAGTTCAGTCTCACCCGCTGCCCATCCCCGACAAGGTGGACAGCTGGCTGGTGGCTGAGGTCTGCTAAAGAGAATGCTCCCTGCCAATACCCGGCGGGGAGCAGATTTTTTGAGGAACGCCAATGTCAGATTTCAAAAAGCTGCTCGAAGAGGACGTTGATGCCGTGTTCCTGGATGACGACATTTTTGCAGAAGAACATACCATCGACGGGAAGCCGATGAGGGCGGTGATCTGCAATGACACGCTGAAAGAAGCGGGCGGTCACTGGGAGGGCGGCGTTCGCCAGAGCTACGGCACGGCGATTTACTCCACGAGCAAAAAGCTGTACGTCAAGAAACAGGATTATGGCAGGATACCCAAAATTGGAAATCCTATCCGAGTGGACGAGATGACGCTTTATATCCAAGACTTCGACGAGCAGCAAGGAATGTACGTGATGACCATAGACCGGAGACGACAATGAGCTATACACGGTACAACGCCGACGACCTCACGATAGAACTTATCGGAGAAAAAGAGATTGCGAAAGCGCTTGGAAGCATTCCACAGAAAGCCCCGCTGGTGATCCGGAACGCGGTCAATGAGACTGCAAAAGATGCCCGCAAGGCGATGATCCGGGAAGCGAAACACCGTTATGCGGTGAATGGCGCAGGCCGTCGGCACCTGAACGACTTGAAAGTCAGGCAGAGAGCGCGAGTGTCTGACCTTGGAGCAGAACTGCATATCGGCGGACCATCCCAGAAAGATGCGATGAAGAATGACCTTGGCTATTTCAAGGTCGTTCCACACAAATCTTTTGTGGGCGGAAATGTGGCAAACGCACCGAAGCATTTCAGAGCAAAAGTTCTGAGGGCAGGAGGAATGCACCCGCTGGATGGCGAAGAAGGAAAACTGAGCAAGGGGTTTTTGTTGCAATTCAAGAGCGGACACGTCGGAATGGTCCAGAGAAAAATTGGAGTAGAAAGCGACAGCAAGGTTACGGTGAAATCGGGCGCACCACGCTGGACAAACAAAGACGGAATCGTAGAACAGCTTCAGACCATGGGAAGCCCGTCGGCGGCAGCAATGCACCATGTGATATGGCAGCAGGTCGAGCCGCAGGTACAGGACACTTTGGAGAAAAAACTTGAAACGTCGATTCAGAAAACGCTTGCAAGAGCGGCAAAGAAAGGAGCCAGAAAATGAGTGAACAGCTTGCCATGACTCCGTATATGATGCAGATTGCATTGAACCAGACGCTCAAGGAATACTTCAAGGGAAAGAAATACTGCGGACCGGGCGGAGAAAAAGAGCTGAATTTCTATGAGCAAAATTTGCCCATAGATACCGGCTCCGACTACGAAGTAGACCTCCCGGCGGCATGCTCGCCATACATCATCACTGAGCTTGGAGACACAACCTCTCCTGTCGGAGACAAACCGATGACGGTAGAGGTGACGATGTACATTTGCGCATACGACGAGGGTTTACAGCGGCAGGGATACCGCGACGTCCTGAACATCGAATATGCCATTATGCGCAGGTTTCGAGCAAGACCGACGTTTGGACAAGCCTGTACAGTGGAGGGCGAAATCAAGGGGAAGATGTCAGAAGATGATTACCACCCATATTATTTCGGAGCAGTGCAGATGAAGTGCACTGTGCCAAACCCGACACCCGAAATCGACCCGGAAATAAAGGAAATGATATGATGAAAGCGAAAGAAACGACAACTGTGCGCGTGTACTGCGGCCCGTCCGTTCGCGGCGTTGCAAGACAGTACACGTCTTTTATCGGAGAGCTGCCGGAGCCGATGCTGCGGCTGATCGAGCAGCACCCGGCGGTACAGAACCTTATCGTTCCCTATGATAAGGTCGCAGAGACTCGCGAGCGCATGGAGCGCCCGGACGTTCCGGGCCAGCCGAAGACGGCGGAACGAGTCATTTATGAACAGCTCAAAGCAGAGCTGTAAGGAGGAACAACGATGGCATATCGACATGGCGTATACATGAGCGAAATTCCGTCCACTGTCAAAGCCCCTATCGAAAGCGATGCGGGCGTTATCGTCGTAGTCGGAACGGCCCCGGTGAACATGGCGGACGATCCTTACCACGCAACGAATGTTCCGCTGCTGGCACATACGATGGCAGAGGCGAAGAGCGCGGTAGGCTACAGCACTGACTTCAAAAATTACACGATCTGCGATGCGGTGTCTGCGGCGTTTAAGATCGTGAATGTGTCCCCGATGATTCTTATCAACGTCTTGGACCCGTCTAAGACGGAGCATACCGCCGATGTGGTGGAACGCTCCATGCAAGTCAACGATGGCATGGTGAAACTGGAAACCATCGGCCTGTTGCTGGACAAGCTGCTGGTCAAGGCAGATGACGTGACGTTGAAAAACGGCACGGACTATACTGCTGCATTCAACGATGACGGCACGGTGACGCTGGTGATCCTGCCCACCGGCAAGGGCGCGGGCAAGGCGCAGGTCACGGTTTCTGGCAAGCGCATTGCCCCGGAGAAAATCACAGGTGCGGAAATTGTCGGCGGCGTGGCAGCAGACGGCAAGGAGACCGGCATGGAAGTTCTGCGCCAGATTTTCCCGAAGCTCGGTATGGTTCCGGGCAATCTGATCGCACCGTGGTTCAGCAAGGATGCAACCTGCGCGGCTATCATGCAAGCAAAGACCACGATGCTGAACGGCATCTGGCGGATGTTCTGTTGGGTCGATCTGGACAGCTCTGCCACCGGTGCACAGAAGTACACCGATGTTCTCAAGCAGAAGACGAAGCAGGCGCTCAATTCTCCCAACTGCGCAGCGGTCTGGGGATGCCCGAAGGTGGGCGATGTGATGTACAGCCCCAGCGCATTCGCAGCGGCGTACATCGCACGGCAGGACGCAGAGAACGACGGCGTTCCCATGCCGCCCATGTCCAACATCGCGGTCAGCGCAACGGCCATCTGCACGGAGGATGGAAAAGAACTCTATCTCGACCTGGATCAGGCAAACTATGTCAACGGCGTTGGCGTCGTGACGTTCCTGAACTTCAACGGGTTCAAGCTGTGGGGCAATAATACCGTGGCGTATCCGTCCAACACGGACCCGAAAGACCGGTTTATTTCTGCCCGCCGCTTTATGAGCTATGATGACAACAACTTCATCCTGTCCAATTTTAGCAACGTGGATATGCGGGCAAACCCGCGCCTGCGCGAAGCTATTATTGAGCAGCAGAACGTCCTCGGTGCAAGCTACATTTCCAGCCAGATTTGTGCCCGGTACGAGATGGTCTATCTCGAAAGCGAGAATACGGCGCAGACGCTGGCTGACGGTAAGCTGTACTTCCATAAGTACGTCGCGATGTATCTTCCGGCAGAGGACATTGAGGGCGTTGTGGAGTTTGACATCAATGCCATTGCAACTGCTATGGCTTCGTAAAGGAGGGGTGATCCATGAACGCAGAAATCCCTGATAAGATCGTAGCGTATAACATCTATACGCAGGGCACGAGAATCGGAACCACCGGAAAGGTGGAGACCCCTGAGTTTAAGATGAAGACTTCCACCATGTCTGGCGCTGGTATCAGCGGTGAGGTTGACAGCCCGACCCCCGGCCAGTGGGAGGCAACGGAACATGAGATTCCGCTCACGCTGCTGGGAAAAGACATGGCTCTGCTGTTGCGACAGGGTATGGATGTGCAGCTCATCTATCGCGGCGCAACGCAGGTCGCATTGAAGTCCGGCGGCGAAGCGACGAAGCAGCTCCGAATCGTCGAGGGCGGCATGATTAAAGGCTTCAAGGGCGGCTCTCTGGAAGCGGGCGGTCAGATGGAGGCAAGCGTCACCATCGAGACGGTCCGCTACAAGATGGAATGCGCCAGTGAAGAGCTGATCGCCATTGACAAATTCAACAATGTTTACCGCGTGAACGGCAAGGATATGCTGGCGGATATTAACGCCATGATTTGATAGACAGCCACCTCGGAAGTCCGGGGTGGCTGATTTTTTGGAAAGAAAGGAAAATCTCCATGAACAAGGAACTCGTGATCGAACCGAAGAAGCCGTACCTCTTTGAAGACGAGGAATACAAGACTATCGACCTGTCTGGTCTGGAAGAGCTGACCATGCAGGATGCCATTGAAGCGCAGAAGAATGTCGTCGGCTCTGGCGAGGATACGGTGGTCATCTATGCACCGGAAGCATCGCAGGCATTCATCGACGAAATTGCCGCGCTGGCGGCAAAGCAGCCGGTGGAATTTTTCAACGGCATGGGCATCGGACTCAGCGGAAAGGTTCGCACTGCCGTGCAGAGCGTTTTTTCTGCCGACGGCAATGACGCAAAAAACCACGTTGTGGAGTTTGACAAACCTTACACATACGGCGGCGAGACGGTAAGCGTCATCGACCTGTCCGGCGTGGAAGAGCTGACCAGCAAGGATGTGTCGGCGGCGGAGAATGAGGTGCTGAAAACCGGTGTCTATTCCGCAAACATGAAGAATTTCTTCGTGTACACCTGCGCACTGGCTGCCCGCGCCACCGGCAAACCCATCGAATTTTTCACCAGGATGCCGCTGAAAGATGCGGCCAAGGTGCGCAGTACGGTGAACGCTGCATCTTTTTTCGAGTAAGCGGCGGGGCAAAAGCTCTCCGCAAACTCGCCATTGCAGCAGCTGGGGCAACGCACACCGGAATGGACTTCTTTCTGGAAATGCCGGTAATGGAATTTCTTGAAACCTGCAAAGACATACAGGAGATGCAAGAGCAATGGCGAAAAGCAATGCACTAGAACTCAGCATCAGGATCGCGGGCAAGGTGGATTCGTCTCTGTCGAAAGCCATCAAGACTGCACAGAACCAGACATCCGGGCTGGCGCGGGGAATGAGCACTTTTGCGAAGACATCTGCTGCTGCCCTCGTCGGCGTGACAACTGCTGTTACTGGCGTGATGGGGTACTGCGGGAAACAGGCCGCAGACCTCGAACAGGCAATGGCACAGACCCGAACGCTGCTGACAGGCACGACGGAACAGACCGCCGCCCGCACGGCAGAGCTGACGCAGGACGTCATGAACATCAGCCGTGCCACCGGAAGAGCATCGACCGAAATCGCCGCAGGCTCCTATCAGGTCATTTCGGCGTTTCAGGATACCGCCGACACGGCGAAAATTCTGGAAACGTCCGTAAAGGCTTCAATCGCTGGACGGGCGGAGACGGTGGACACCGTGAATGCGCTGGCCGCAGTTACAAAAGCGTACAGCGACACATCGGCGGAAGCTGTTGCTCATGTGGCGGACTTGTCTTTTGAAACCATTCGACTCGGCCAGACCACCATGCCGGAATTGGCAAATGCAATCCAGTCTGCAACCGGCTCTGCCGCAGCGCTGGGCGTTTCGCAGGAAGAGCTATATGCAGGATTCGCCTCGCTGACTGGCGTGATCGGCAGTACGGATACCGTGGGTACGGCACTGAACACGCTGTTCAACAAAATGCTGAAGCCATCCACTGCACTGGCGAAAGCGGTAAAAAGCTTGGGCTACGAGTCGGCCTACGCAATGGTGCAGACAGAGGGCATCGGCGGAACCATCAAGAAGCTGGGAGAATACACCGGCGGAGACGCAACGAAGTTTGCGGCGCTGTTCTCTATGCGCGATCTGAAAGCGGCTCAAGGCATCCTGAACAACATGGATGTCTACGAAGCAAAGCTGGCCGAACTGCAAAATGTGGATGGAGCTACAGACCGCGCATTCATAACCAGCATTGACAACTGGAATGATATGTTCGGAATCGCATCCAACAAAGTGCAGGTCTTTGCGCAGCAAATCGGAACAAGGCTGCTCCCTTATGCAAAAAACTTCATGTTGGAAATTACCCCAAAACTGGACAGCATGATGGACAGTGCGCTGGCGGGCATTGACAAGATCATGCCCAAAGTAGAACAGCTGTTCAGCTACCTGTCCAACAATGGGGAAAAGGTAGTCGGAACGGTCGGTGCAATCGCTACGGCTTGGGGCGGCATGATCGCCGCACCGAAAATAGAAAAAGGCGTTCAAGGCGTTGCAAAACTATTTTCTTTTGGCGAAAAGTCGTGGGGAGCGGGCGCGGCAAAGATGGGGCGCAGGGTAAGTTCGCCCGTAAAATGGGCAAATAAGAAACTGCTGGCATTCCGTCTGGCGGAAGCAAATTGGAACGCCAATGTGAGCAACTTGCCCCAGAATGCCACAGCCGCAATGCAAGCCGCGTCTTTGAGGAGTCGTCTCAATGGTAAGGGCGCTTTTGGGCAAGCATTGGATGTGACGAGAGCAGGCGCAAGTACAATACTCGGAAAGAACGGTCTGAACGTTGGCGGCATCGCAAAAGGCGCGGCTTCACCGTTCCTTGCAATGGGCAAAGTGTTCCTTGGAATGCTCAGTTCAACCGCTCCGCTCATCCTTGCTATTGGCACGATCGTCGCACTGGTGAGCCTGCTGGGCGACAACCTCGACAACATTCGCGGCATTATCCAGAACACGTTCGGCGAACAGGGCGTTGCCATGTTCGACGGATTTGTAGGCGTGGTGCAGAATGTGGCCGGAACGCTCCAAAAAGCGTTCTCTCCGGAGGGGCTGGCAGGAATCCAGGGCTTCATCACAAAAACATTTGGCGAAGGAGCCGGACAGGTGTTCGGCACATTTATCCCTCTGATCTCTACGGTCGTTGGGATTTTCAACCAACTGGTCGATCTAGGCGTAAACCACATCAAGCCTCTGCTGGTGAATGTGTTCGACTTCGTAATCAATCAGGGACTCCCGGCGGTCGTGCCGGTGCTGTCTATGCTGGTTGGCCTTATTGGCACAACGCTGGTCAACGCTATCAAAGTTGTGGTCGGCATTGTCCAGACACTCTTACCCATTGTGGAGCCGGTCATCATGGGCATTATCGGACTCATCAAGGGAATCGTCTCGACAACGATCAATGTGGTAAATGCCATCATCCGGGCAATGAACAGATTCCACTTTACGGTCCCGGATTGGGTTCCGGCTATTGGAGGGAAAACGGTTGGGTTTAACCTGGCCGAAGTTGCCATGCCGAAGTTTGCACAGGGCGGTTTTACTACCGGACCGTCCATTGCGGGCGAAGCCGGAACGGAAGCAATCATCAGTTTTCAGCGCGGAGTGCGCCAGCAGAATATCGACATCTGGAAGATGGCCGGTAAGATGCTGGGTGTGAATAACAACGAGGATAGCGGCGGTGATATGCCACAGATCGTATTCTCGCCGAACATCACGTTCTCCGGCGATATGGACCCGGCGGAAGCACGACGCAAGGTGGAAGAGCTGTACCGGCTGTTTGAGGAGTTCATGGAACGCTGGTGGAAAAAACATCGCAGGGTAGCCTACGGCGGATGAGGTGATGAACTATGCCATACATAACGGCCAGCGGCGATATGTGGGACACCATCGCAAAGAAAGTCTATGGGGATGAGTATTGTGCGGATGTCCTGATGCAAGCAAACCCGGAGCAGATCGGAACGTTCCGGTTTGGCGCCGGTGTTGTTTTGCAAACGCCGGAGCTTGAAGCAGAGCAGAGCGGCAGCCTACCGCCATGGAAGGAGAACGCATGAAACCGAGAAGGGCAAGCGTCAAGCTGGTTTACAAAGAGAAAGACATTACGTCTGACATCGAAGCCGATATTGAAAGCATTTCCCATGACGGAAATGCGGCGGACAGCAGCGACAGCCTGAGCGTCACCATCAATGCGATGGAAGACAAGTGGCTGAACAACTGGATGCCGGAGAAAGGCGCAACGCTGGATGCCACGATTTTTGCCCATGACTGGCCGGATGAGGGACAGGAAGGGCAGATGAACGGTGGAGTGATGACGGTCGATGACATCAGTTACAGCGATGCACCGTGCTCGATGACGATGAGCGCAACGTCAAAACCGAACGACACGAGCTTTTCAGAGGAAGACCGAGAGTTTATCTGGAAGAATACCAGCATTCAGAAAATCGCTCAGACAATCGCTGGACGCTATTCTCTTGAATTGGAGTTCGATGGAGAGGATGCACAGATCGTGAAGCGGGAGCAAAAAGCAACCGATAGCTCGTTCCTTGATGATCTGTGCAAGGACTACGGACTGATTTTGAAAGCGTACTCAAAGAAACTATGGATCTATGACCGCGAAGCCTACAAGAAAAAAGGGGCGGCGGCGACCATAGAGCGGACGGATATTGCGCCGGGATCGTTCAGCTTCAATGACGGATTTGACGGAACCTATACACATGGTATATGGGAGTATTCCAACCAGAAAAAGAAAGTCAAAATCCGAGCAGAAATCGGCAAAAGCGGAAGAACAAAGCGCATATCCAAGTATGCGTCCAGTCAGGCCGATGCCGAGCGCCGCCTGCAAGCCGCGCTGGACAATGCGAACCATGGCTCGACGAAGATCAAGTTCAAGCTGGCGCTGGCTCAGATTGGGCTATGCGAGGGACAGAACATCAACGTTACGGGCTATGGCAAGCTGTCCGGTAAGTATTTCATCGACAAGGTAACGTTGGAATATAGCCGAAGCGGCCTTGAACAGACGTTTGAATGCAGCTGGATTTCCGCTCTGGAAGAAAGCAAAAGCGAAAGCGTCAGTAAGGCGGTGATGTTAAAGGACGTGCCGCTTTATTATACCAGCGTGGACAAGAACCCGGTACGAAAGGTAAGCGGCAAGTATTACCTCTACGATGGCGTGGCCGTGGCGGGAAGATACAGGATCACGAACCTTGCTTCCCGCTGCGGAAAAACACCCGTCGGAAAGAATGTGACCGGATGGGTCAATGTGGCAGACGTTGGAGGTGTGACCTGATGGCAGATTCGATACGATTTGGCAAGGTATCAAACATCGACTATGAAACCGGCTGCATGGAAGTTACATACGAGGACCGCGAAGACAGTGTGACGGATATGCTCCCGATGCTGGCGAATGATAGGTACAAGATGCCAAAAGTGGGAGAAACCGTTGTGACGGCACACAACTCCAACGGAGAAGAAGAAGGCGTTGTTCTGGGCACAACTTGGGGAGAAAACGAGAAGCCCCAGCAGGGAGAACAGAATTTTTTCCGGCAGGACTTCGACGATGAACCTGGGAAATGCTTCATCCGGTACGATGGCGAGAAAGCCGAGTTTCACAATGAGGGCGACACAAAGTCCGAAACGAAAAAGAATAAGTCTGAAAAAATCGAAGGAAACGCCGAGCTGGAAGTCAAGGGTAAGCTGACCGTAAAGGTCGGGAGCTGCACTGTGACCATCCAAGGCGGCACGGTGGAGATCAAGGGTGGGACAAAGCTCAGCATGAGCGCCCCGACCGTTTCCATCGACGGCAGCACGGTGAACATCACCGGCGGCGGTGGCGATGCGAAAATCGCGGGAGTCAGTCTGGTAAACCATACTCACAAGTACACCGCGCCGCTACATCCGTCTGGATTGGCCGAGACTGTAAAGCCGACGTAACCGGGCAGGAGGTGAAGCTAGATGTGGATTGGCTGTTTCGGCGAGCTGATCTTTTCAGTAAGCAGCCGCAGGATTTTTACGCCTGATGGAATCAGCGGAAGCACGGGCAGCGAATGGGCAACGCACAATGTCATTGGCGGAAAGCCCAAAAGCGAGATGACCGGAGCAAAGCTCAAGAAATACAAATTCACAGTTACACTTGATTCCAGATTTGGAGAACCACCGTGTATTATGCTGGCGCTGATCCACAAGATGGTTGAAGAGGGCAGAGTAGATTACCTGATTATTGGAAGCGTTCCGGTTGGAATGTGCCAGTACAAAATGACGGATGCCTCGGAAGAATGGGAATGCGTTGTGGCGGGCGGGAAGCTGGTACGCTGCAAAGTTGAGATCACCTTGGAGGAATATGTATGACGCTTGGAACTGCACAGGTCGTCTTTGAATCTTCGACCATAGAAGAAGCGGAAGATGTCTGCGAATGCCTGAAAGTGCTGTATTCCACAAGAGCCGGAGAGCTGGGGCTTGACCGGAACTTCGGAATTTCCATAGATGCGGTTGACCGCCCGATTGCTGTTGCAAAAGCGCTCATCTCTGCCGAAATTGTCAGAAAAACCAAAAAATATGAGACCCGCGTTGAAGTTGCCCGCATTGAGTGGGACGACTCAAAAGTTGGCGAGGGAATTTTGATTCCAAAGGTGGTGTTGCATAGTGTCTGAAATCGCCCAGCTTAAAAATCTGCCGGAGATCAGTTTTATTGACAACCTCACAATGAAAGAAGTGGAGGAAATCGCAAAGGGCGGATACAGCGAGTCGGTCAAGGCGGCGACGGGCAAAACGCCGACACTTTACCCGGCGAGCGTTCCAGCGGTGATCCTGAAAGAAATGACGCTGCTTGCGTATCAGATTTTGCAGTATGTTGATAACGGCCCGAAGCAGACGCTCTTGAAATACTCTGCTCACGAGAATCTGGATAATCTGGCAGGAAACTACGGCCTGACCCGGAGGCAGGCAGAAAAGGCCACGGTGACGATCCGCTTCACACTGGCAGAGGCAAAACAGCCCGGTGCTGTTGGTATTCCAGCCAAAACCCGCGTAAGAACGGAAGACGAAATCTACTTTGAAACGATGGAGTATGCGGAAATCTCGCCCGGCGCGCAGAGCGTTGATGTGGAAGCAGAAGCTCTGGAAGAGGGCGCAGAGTCCTCCGGTATCGAAGAGGGACAGATCAACCAGCTGGTTGACCCAATCCCTTATGTCGCGTCGGCGGTCAACGTGACGGCCAGCAGCGGAGGAACCGACGTTGAAAGCGATGATTCGCTGACAGAGAGAACCTATCTGGTTCCCTCTACCTATGGATGTGCGGGGACTCCGGACTCGTATGAGTATTTTGCGAAAGCGTGGCGCAACGATGTGAAAGATGTGTCTGTGGAAAGTCCATCTCCCTGCGTGGTGGATATTTATTTCACCCTGGCAGACGGCACGATTCCAAGCAAAGCGGACTGTGAAGCTATGCAGGAGCACTTACGAGATGATGCCCGCCGCCCGTTGACGGATTTGGTAAACTGTAAAGCTCCGACCGAGATCGAGTACAGCATCAATGTCACCTATACCATCGCACAGAGTAAATCCAAAATTGCTATCACGATCCAGAATGCGGTCAATACGGCGATCGAAGAGTACAAAGTGTGGCAGCGGTCGATGGGCAGAGACATCGACCCGGCGGAACTGATTGCAAAAATCAAAAACGCGGGAGCAAAACGGGTGAAGATTGCGGCACCGACGGACGTTGTGGTGGCAAACACGCAGATTCCAAAGCTGGCAAGCTACAACGTGGTGTACGGAGGACTGGAAGATGACTGATCTCCGAGATGCGAGATTGACGGATGTACTCCCGAAAGCGGTTGCAAACCAGCAGGAAGTAAAGTCCTTGTCGGACGCATGGCATGACCTTACCGTGCTGATCCTTGATTTTGCAGACAACGCGAAAATCTATACTGCTATCGACGGGGCATCGGATGAACTGCTGGATATTCTAGCGGTCCAATTTCGAACACCAAGATACCGGCAGGATTACAACATTGAAACCAAGCGGCGCATGGTGAAGTCGTCGCTTCCGTACTACATGACCGTCGGCACAAAGGCAGCTGTGGAAGATGTTATGCGGGAGATGTACGGCAAGGCGTATGTGCGGGAGTGGTTCGAGTACAACGGAACGCCCGGCTGTTTCCAAATCAAAATCGACGCAGAAAAGCCTATCGACATCGAAGAACTGCTGGATATTCTGCACCACGTCAAAAGGACGAGCGCTCATCTGGACACGCTGCAACTTTCCACGGAAGAAGCGCATGACCTCTTCTTCGGTTTTGCGTCCGTGACAGTAGGCAAGTGGTTCGGCTCTACAGTGAGTGGAGAAGAAACATTTGACTGGTTTGTAGATGCAGATGGAAATGCGCTGATGGATGCCGACAAAAATGTCCTGACAGAATAGGAGGAACCATGTTTTTTCCGAAACTGATCCTTACAGATGCGGGCAAAGCGCTGATCGTGAAAGCGCTGAACGGAGCCGCAATCAATTTTACGAAGTTTGCGCTGGGTGATGGCGTGGCCCCGAAAGAGCAGCGAAAGCTGAAAGCGCTGGTTCACCTGATGGCAAATATGCAGATCAACAGCATTGAGCTGTCCGCAAACTGTGCAGTGCTGGAATCAACTTACACCAACAGCGGCTTGCAGTCGAAACTGGTTGCACGGGAAATTGGCATCTTTGCTACGGACCCGGATGACGGTGAAATCCTCTATGCGTATGCCAACGCCGGAAGTGAAGCTGCTGTTGTACCGCCAGAAAGCGGCGATATGACCGTACAGGAAACATTCCACATGGTCGTGACAGTGGGCGACGCAACGACCGTCACGGCCACGCTGGGCGAGTATTCTGGCTATGCCAGCAAAGCGGACCTGCAAAACCATGTGAACGACAAAAATAATCCGCACAATGTCACGGCGGAGCAAATCGGACTTGGAAATGTTCCGAATGTGACCCCGGCAAACCAGCAGCCGGTGTTCTCAAATGACTACATTACGAAGTCAGATGGTTCCTACGATGTGCAGAACATCGCTTCTGGTGAGAAGATGGGAAACATCCTGCGGAAAATCCGCACGGCGATTGCGGCCTTTACCGCACACCTTTCCGCGAAGAACCCACACAACATCTCGGCGGCGGATATTTCAGCAGCGGCGAAAGAACATAAGCACAGCGCAAACGATGTGACCACTGGGATTTTCCCGGTTTCACGCGGTGGAACGGGCGCAGCAACGGCTACAGAAGCCAGAGAAAAACTGGGCGTTGCGGCGAAAGAACATAAGCACAGCGCGGATGACCTCACGGGCGTTGTAAAAACCAGCGGAAGCACAATGAGTGGAACGGCAATAATTAGCTGGGAAGACACCGGAAATTGGCCGAGCAATGCGAATGTGAGATTCCCGGTCAAACGAGGCGGCTTACATTGGGTGGGACAGTCGGATGAAGTCAATTTATATGCAGAGGAAACCGCCGGCGATAATCTGGACCTTGTAATCCAGTTTGCGGATGATGATTCAAACGGATTGAGCGTTCGGAACGCAGGCGGGAGAGAAGTTGCAAGAATCGGAGCAAATGGCACAGCCAATTTCACAAAAGCATACGGAGCGGTGTACAACGACTACGCCGAGTTCTTTCCGCGTGGCGGAGAAACGGCTCCAGGCGATATTATTGCGCTGGACGTGAACAGCAAGGAAGAGAGATATATTTGCGCAGATGCCACGTGCAGGATGGTCGCTGGTGTCCACTCGGATGAGTACGCCATGCTGATCGGCGGCGAATCTGCACTGGCTGGCGAGGATTACGCAGAAAAGAACATCAAGAATTATATCCCTGTTGCGTTGGCTGGCCGCGTTATGACGCGCGTGATCGGGCCTGTCTGCACCGGGGATATTATTATTCCATCCGAGGTTCCGGGCGTTGGCCGCGCCGCGACGGAGGGGGATGTGTTTTCTCACTGGAACATCGTCGGATATGCTGTTGAGGGCGACGACCGGACGGATGAGCGCAAGCTGCGCGTTCGAGTCGGGAGGTGATGGAAGATGGCGGTAAGCAGAGAAAACCTTATCTCTCCGCAGGATTATATCGCACTGAAAGAACTGGTAAAACGTGAAATTCAGCGCAGGAGCAAGGCGGCAAGCGTTGGCTCCATGTCGGCATACGCTGGGGCGAATTACGACTACTCCGTAACACCTGCATCGAAAACACAGGAGATTACGGACGAGCATATTCAGAAGATCACGAGGCCGCTGGATGCTGTGACGGGCGGAGGACTGACCCAGGCGGCGCACGAAATAATTCTGGCAGATACGTTGAACGCTGCGGCAAATGTAGTGGCAAGGCTGTCGAGCAAAAGCGAAACATCCCAAGATACTGGCTGCAACGCACAATGTTCTGGCCTGTGCTATAGCAGCTGTTTTTCTGCCTGCTCCGGCTGCACGGGAAGCTGTACTGGCAGCTGCACAGGCTCCTGCACCGGAAGCTGCTGGTCAAACTGTAAAGACTCGTGCACGGTGGATTGTACAGCGTCCTGCACAGGGACATGCGCAAACACTTGCACGGGAAGCTGCACGGGAGGATGCTCGAACTGCGGCGGCTCATGCTCAAATGACTGCACTGGTTCCTGCACTGGAAATTGCAGCAACACTTGTCAAGGCGGATGCTATACGGGATGTATGGGGAGCTGTAAAGGGTCGTGCAACAATACATGCTCCGGGACATGCTCCGGCAGTTGTGCTGGCGGCTGTTCCGGTGGATGCGATGGCTGCGGCGGCTCCTGCTCAAATAACTGCTCTGGCAGCTGCTCTGGCGATTGTACGGATGACTGTGAGGCTTGCAAGGCGGGCTGTGCATCGGGATGTGCGACAGGCTGTGCAGGATCGTGTTCTGTACAATGCGACGACGAAGCAGCATGTCATGGAACCTGTTCGGGAAACTGCTCTGGCGGATTTATGTGGTAAGGAGGAAGTTTCATGGAAGAAAAAATCGTCCCCAACATGGAGCCGTTGTTCCTCTCTTATGAACGGCATAAGTGCTTGTGCGGATTCCTGACGATGCAGCACTTCAACGCAAAGGACTTCGCAAAGGAACTTCGGTATCTGCCGGAAGATAACAGGTTCTATCATGGCCTGTGCTACTTCGGCCTGTACCAGAATATCGGCATTGATGATTTTTCCGCATGGCTGGACAACGCAAGGTCTGCGGTGTCTGTTCTGGCGGAGGTCTGCGGGCTGGAATTTGAAGATGACACGGAGAAGGAGCTGTATGCCTGGGGGCTTGCCGCAAGGAGCTTTCCGTTCGATGAATGGCACTCAGCGTTTCCGGTGGATGGAGATGTGCTGCGTTCCTTTATGGAGATGCAGCTCGACACCGAAGAAAAGGTCTGGGCATTTTACAATGTCGGGACTGCGGCGCTGGATAAAATGGAGTTTACGCGGGGAGAGCAGCGGGACGTGTCGTTGTTTATTCAGCTGATGAAAAAGACGCTGGATGTCAAAACGGACTACGAAACTCTGAAGAAAATCCATTACGACATGGAGAAAGGCGGAATCGTCTATGGAGAATGAAAAGACTTTTGTGCTGGCTGAAGGAGAAAATCTTTTGGTCGAGCGGCTGAACTACATCTTCGAGAGCAACCGCGCTATGGTATCCATTCTGGCAAGGGAGCTTGCGGATGCAGAAAATGCAACGGCCAAAGAAATGCTGCTGGCAGAAAAAGAAAACTGCAAACGGGCATTCCTTGAGCTGCGCGTGGCACAGGATGCTGTACTGGATGCAAAGTTCGAAGGACACCGCCCGGATAACGTGCAGTTCAAATTCGATTTCCCAAACCGGGAGGTGACATGCCGGTGGTAAGGAAAAGCAAGATGTTCCGTCGCGGCGAGGACTACACAAACTTTGTGCAGCGGATGTACCCGAAAACGGAAAACGGCGGCGTGGCCTGCCGGAACATTACGTTCCAAATCACGGACGACTGCAACATGAGGTGCTCGTACTGCTATGAGCACCACAAAGCCTGCGGAGCGATGAGTTTGGAAACCGGCAGACAGGTGGTGGACTACCTGCTGAATCTGTATGAGCAGAACGGCTCGGATTTCATCAACCAGCACACGAAAGGAGTGGTGCTGGACTTCATCGGCGGCGAGCCGCTGCTGGAAGCTGAACTGATCGAGCACATCTGTGATTACTGGTTTGTGGAGTGCTGGCGGCGTAAAATTCCGCTGGGGCCATACACCCGTATTTCTTTTGCAACAAACGGCCAGCTCTGGTTCTCCCCGGCGGCGCAACACCTCTTCCATAAATACCATGATCTCATGTCGGTCACGGTGAGCATCGACGGCATCAGGGAACTGCACGACAAGTACCGCCTGGACGTGAACGGTGTTGGAAGTTTCGACAAGGCGTGGGCGGCATTTCAGGACGGAAAGCAGTATGGCTGGCTGAACAGCAAGATGACATTCGTGCCGGACAGCTTCAGCTATATCTATCCCAGCATCAAGATGATGGTGGAACAGGGATGCAAGGAAATCCATTGCAACTATGCACACGAGCCGGAATACACGGAGGCCGACGCGGCCGCACTGTACCGAGAGCTGAAACGTGTGGCGGATTACCTTATCGACGAAGCGCCGGACATCTGGGTGAGCATCCTGGGGGAGCAAATCGGCAACCCGCACCCGGAGGACAAAAACTGGTGCGGCGGCACGGGCGCAATGCTGTCATTTGCACCGGACGGGAATGCCTATCCCTGCATTCGGTATGCGCCGATCTCCGTTGGCAAAGAGCTGGCCGCGCCGATGTGCCTTGGCAACTGCCGGGATGGCCTTTATACCACGGAGCAGCAGCGGAAGACAAAAGAAATGTTGGACGCAATCACACTGACTACGCAGTCCACACAGGGATGTATTGACTGCCCGGTGGCGACCGGCTGCTCTTGGTGTTCCGGCTTCAACTATGAGGTCTATGGAACCCCGAACAAGCGTGTGACGAGAATCTGCAAGGCGCACAAGGGGCGTGTGCTGGCATCCTGCTATTTCTACAACCTGCGCAGCATCAAGCTGGGCGATGTGGAGCCGAAGAAAATCAACCTGCCCCGCGAAGAGGCGGAGAGGCTGATTGGAAAGCAAGAGGCAGACGCGCTGTTTGCACTTGAAAAGGAGGCGGCGGAAAGATGGGAATGGTAAAACTACCTGAAAAGGAGCTGGCAGCGGCGTTTACAGCGGCGGATTACATCCTGATCGTGCAGAAACGCACTGACGGAAAGCTGGACGTTCGCCGCGCAACGCCGGAGCAGGTGGCAAAGGTGGTTGGCGATACGCTGGAAATCCAGAAGATCAAGGAGAACCAGAATAACGCAAAGCTGACCGCCGCCGTCGATGCGCAGGGTGTTGTAACGCTCTCCCTTGGAGGTAGGACTGCATGGAAAACGTGATTCGAGCAAAGTACATCCAAGTTGACGGCGTACTGTATCAGCTTGTAGACGGTGAAGTGCCGGGCTGGGCAAAAGAAAATGCCCCGGACGCCACTCTGACGCAAGAGGGCAAAGCGGCGGATGCCAAGAAGACCGGGGAAGAAATCCAAAAACTGAAAGACCGACCGTATTTTTTCTACGATGAAGACGGATACCTTACCTTTAACGATGGACAGGAGGAAGAACAATGAATACTCACATGGCATCAGATGAATCCTTGATTAAGATTTTCAACGCCGTGTCCGGATCTGCGCTGTCGGCTGCCGGTGATGGCAGAACTGCCGTGCTGGCAACCGGCAATGTGGAGGCCATTGATGGTTTCTATAGCACAATGGCAAAGAAAGCCGCCACGCAGAAAGAGATGAACGCGCTGTTCATCGACTGGTGGACGGCAAACTGGGACCCGACCCTGAGCACGTACAATGGGATGCTGGAACGCTGGTTTGGCAAGGTGCTGACCGACAACCGTGTGCACGGCGTGAAGTTCCCGCTCTTTGGAACGTCCAATTCCGCAATCGGCGAACTGACCGATGACAGCGTTGGCCTGACCTGCTCTCCTTCTACGGCAACCACGGCCAGCGTGGACGATTTCGCCGCCCTGCCGCAGTTCTGGTGCGTCGAAGTTGCAGTGGAAAAGAACGCAGACGGCAGCCACACCATTTACGCCTGCCAGTACATCGACGATGACGATGTGGTGCGCGGCTCGAACCATCTGGTGTGGGTGCTGCAAAAGAACACCTTTACCCGCGAGCACAACGAGAACGGATACCGCATTTTCAAGATGCGCTGCAATCCTTCCACCGGCTATGAGCAGTGGCCGCAGGGTACGGACCGCACCGGCAAGGTCTATCCGTATATGGCAAACCCCAAGTATTTCGCTGGTATGCAGGACGATGGCAAGATCGGTGGTCACACAGGTCTTGCCCCGGTCAACTACAAGAGTCACATGCAGGGAGTTCAGCTCTGGCGGCAGAGGGGGCCTCAATATGCCGGGGCTTCCGGGCGCACCCTGAAATGGCAGCTTCGCATGATCTGGCTGAAGTACGGCCGAAAGGGCAACAGCGGAACCATTGAGGGCTGCACTTCGTATAACTATCAGTACCGCGCGGCGTTCGGGGCGGAGAGCGTGAATTACTTCCCGCTGACCGCAGCACAGGCGGCAAACCTGCTGGTCGGCTCCTGGGTTGCAATCGGCAGCCACAACAAGGACACGACCGACCGAAACGACGCGAGCCTGCACGACATCCTGACGGAGGCACAGATCACCCGCATCGAGGACATCCAGATGGACGATGTGGCCTACAAGGCCGTCTATGTGGACAGCGGTGACGCAACGTGGGATGTGGTGAAGGATCAGTCCATGATTTCCACCATGCCCTACGGCAGCGGCTACAACGATACCGTGCTGGGCAATGACGGCAGCCGCACCAACTACACCAACGGCAAGGAACCCGGCCTGATCCAGAAGACGGAGTTCCAGAACGGCGCGTATCTGATCGTGGCGGACGAGCTGTGGAAGTGGGACAAGGACGGCGACGGCAACTATACGTTCGACGTTTACACCTGCCACGACCAGACGAAGATCACCACGGACGGTACTATCTCGGCAGACTATACCAAGTGCGAAGACCTGACCCTGCGCTTTGCGGACGGTACGCCGAACGCATGGCAGTATATCGAGGATACTGCCATCAGCAGTGACCCGGCGGTGCTGTGGCCTGCTGCTGTTTCGAACCGCGCTGGCAGTGGTACGGGTGTTCAGGCTGGCTTCTACGTCTATCCGGCAGCGTCCGGTGTCCGCGCGGCTTGGCGGTGCTGCCTCTTGGACGGCGGCGGCGTTGCGTCTTTGGCTGCGGCGTTCTCGTGCGGCTGGGTCGGTGACGCGTACTGGGACGGCGGGGTCGGTGTGCCTGATCTCGCTGGGTAAAACGGGGTGAATTGCCCGGATACATCCGGGCAAGAGGGGCAGTCAGCCCCTTTTTGACGATATAACGATATAGAGATTTTGGGATGTATGGTGTCCACAGGCTGGCTTCTACGTCAATCCGGCAGCGTCCGGTGTCCGCGCGGCTTGGCGGTGCTGCAACTTGAACAACGGCGGCAATGCGTCTTTGGCTGCGGCGAACTCGAACAACTGGGTCGGTAACGCGAACTGGAACGGCGGGGTCGGTGTGCAACTGGTTCAAAAAAATCATCATTCATTGCATCATACATTCCGCGCTTATGTGCGAAAATTTCTTGAAACCAGCATCACGGCGCTGCGTCCGCAGGAAAGGGCGGGTCCATCCGTGGCGGCAGGACAAGGAACCTGCTGGCGGCTAGTAGCATAGGCCAAAGGGCTGAACCCGAAAGCCGTTGAAGAACCAGATGATTTTTTATATGAAAACTTATTGTAAACCGAAAGATGTTGACATTGAGGATACCAATTTCAACATGGAAGCGGTGCATTGTGCATTCGGAAATGGAAAGCTCCGGCGCAGGGATTTCAGAACGGTCTTAACAAAGACCGGGAAAATCTCGGAACCGGAGCTGTTTTATGAGCGGAAAGAGCACCGATGCCACAAAATCATTGATGCCATCGACGCGGTAGCCGAACAGGAAACGCAGAAGATTCGAGATGGATGCTTGAATCTGAAACCAGTTCGGCAGTTCAAACGCATTGACGGAATCAAGATGAAAGAGCGAAATCTCTGCCAGGAGTCGCCGGAACAGCAGGTGCATGAATACATCCTCGTTCATGCACTTCAACCGCTGTTCCACGCAAAGTTCCTGCCGGTCCAATTCGGAAGCATTCCGGGGAAAGGGCAGGTGGCCGGGACCCGTCTGATTGAGCGGATCATCCGCAAGAGAATCCTTGGGAAGCTGGATGCCGTAAAAGGCGACGTGCATCATGCGTACCCATCTACCACGACGCGCTGCGTCATAACGCTACTGAGACGCGACGTTGGGAAAAACGAAAAGCTGATCTGGTATGCCGGGGCGGTGACAGAAAACTACCCGGACGGCGTTCTTCTGATCGGGGGATATTTCTCAACATGGGCATTCAACTACGTTATGAGCTACGTTCTGCGCTATCTGATGTCCCTTGTGCAGGTGCGCCGGGGAAGCGGGTCTAAACTGGTGCGGGAGATCGTGTGCTATGCAGATGATTTTGTGCTCATCGGACACGCTTCTCAGCTTATGAAAGCGATGAAGAAAGCAACGAGGTGGGCGAAGTCTGCGCTGGGGCTTGAGATCAAGCGGGCATGGCAGGAAGTGCGTTTTGCGTCTTTCGAGGAAGAAAAGCGGGTCAAAGCGGCGCGGACGGCGGGAAGCCACTATCGGACGCCTGCGCTGGACATGATGGGATTTGCGGTGCGCCGCACGTACACCATCGTCCGCAAAGGGGTGTTCCGCAGAATCCGGCGGCAGCTGCTCCGCGCCGCTCGTGATCTTGCAACGCTTGGATTTGTTCCGCATTGGAGAGCGTCCAAACTGACGGCTTACAATGGATGGTTCACAAATAGCGACAGCACGAACCTTGAGGAAAAGTACGACATCGAAAAAATCATGCGAGCGTCGCAGTGGAGCGTTGCCCGCTGGTCTATGATCCAGAACAGGAGGAAAGCAGCATGAAAGAAATCTACTCGTTCCAGCCGGAAGCAGTCGAGGTGTTCCGCGTAGGTGACGATACCGACCTGATCCTGCGCAAGAACATCGAGAAGCAGCAGATGACCGACGATGAGGGCAAGGCGTATACCGTTTACGCCTGCGATGAACGGCAGGTGCGCTACGCTGGGGTGCTGACCGCCGAAGAGGTCCAGAAGGACTTCGACAAGTGGTGGGATTATGCGCCGCCAACGCCCGTGCCCGTGCCGGAGGAAAAGAAGCTGGAAGACCGGGTGAAAGAGCTGGAAGCGCAGAGTACCGCCATGGCAGACCAGCTCACCAGTACCCAGATGGCACTTTGCGATGTGTACGAACAGGTGTTGAGCGCAACCAGCACCGCCACGGAATGAGCACGGAGGTATGAATTATGAGCACTGACTACATGGCGACGGTCTACGCAGACCTGATCCGCAAGGGCAAGAAGACTCTGGCGCAGGTGCCGAAGAGCTTGCAGAAAAAGGTGAAAGCCCTGCTGGCGGAGGATAACAAGTGAGTGTCCTTCGCGAGCTGATGCTTAAAATTTTGCTTAGAAAGGAGGTGAACGTGATGGCAGTTGTCTATGCTACCCTTATCATCAAGGGTAAGAAGACCATTGACCAGGTTCCGGCAATCATCCGGGATGAGGTCAAGCAGATTCTGAAGGACCTTGAGGTTGAGGTCTGAGGAAAAAAGGCGGGGTGCGGCGGGAGCTGCACCCCATTTTATTTGAAAGGACGTGATCGTATGGCACTGAATGTATATTCCCTTGAACGGGACGGAGAGAAAAAGCTCTCCACAGATTTTAGGGTGCGTGAGTTCAGATGCAGGGACGGTTCTGATCCGATCTTTGTTGATTCGGACTTGGTGGAAGTTCTGCAAAAAATCCGCACTCACTTCGGGAAAGAAGTGAACATCAACTCTGCATTCCGTACTGCATCGCACAACGCGAAGCAGAAGAATGCGTCCCGTTACAGCCAGCACCTCTACGGAAAGGCCGCAGACATCTGGATCGCTGGCGTGTCGGTGGACACACTGGCCGCTTACGCCGAAACTCTGCTCCAAAACCGGGGCGGCATCGGACGGTATTACAACGACAAATTTGTACACGTCGATGTACGTGCTGCAAAGAGTCGCTGGAAAGGCTGATACAAAAAACAGGAGGAAACAACATGACTGAGATTCTGAAATCCTTTTTACTGATCTTCCCCGAATGGCTTGCAGCTATTCTTGTGGTGGTCGGTGCGGTCGTTGCTGCGCTGGGTCTGATCCGTCTGGGCTATGGCCTGTTCGTGGCGAAGACGGTGTACAAGTGGATCGTCAACGCGGAAGAGAAGTTCGGCGCGGGTGCAGGCGCGGAGAAGAAAGCACACGTTATCGCGGTGCTGCGCGGCTACACCCCGGACTGGCTGGACTGGGCAATCAACGAGAAAACGCTGGACTGGATCGTGCAGTTTGTTTTCAACATGACCAAGAAAAGACTCGAAGAGTACATGGCAAAGAAATCCAAAGAAACCGCAACTGTGGCCCATTTCGGTAAGGTGGGGGAGGACAAGTGGAATGACTGATGAGGAGCTGGAACATCGCTTGACGGATGTTGAAAACAGAAGCAAGAGCAATACCCACCGACTCGACGACCTGGAAAAGCTGACCGATGCGGTAAATGGCATGAACACCAACATCAAGCTGACAATCCAGCAACTCGAAACCACAAACAAGAGCCTTGAAAATGTCACGGCTCAGAACAAAAAGCAGGACGACCGCCTGACCGCGTTAGAAAAAGCCCCCGGAGCTTTCGGAAACAAGCTCTGGTGGGCCGTTATCGCGGCGTTTGTTTCCGGCCTTGTGGCCTATGAACTGGCGGCGATTCTGCACTGAGAAAAAATCCCCCACTGGCAATGAACCGCCCCAGAACTAGTAGACATGCATAAAAGTGCCCCATGCAGGGTATTCCTTAGCAGGACTGGCGAAGC